TGTTTTTCACGGCCAGCCGCTAATTCTTCTTCAGATGGTGCCATGTCAATTTCAGTAGATTCTTCTTCAGTTTCTTGCTCGGGTGATTCTACATTTGATGCAGTGTCCAGTTCTTCGGGTGCATCTTCAGGGACATCATCGGATTCTTCTTGTTCGGCTTCGGCTGGTTCTTCGGCTGGAGGTTCTTCAGTAAATGCATCAGGTACTTCTTCACCTGACAGTTTATCATTAGCAGCTTGCATTTTTGATTTTGCATCCATCAGTGAGTCAACTAAGCCGCGTAAAATTTCAGTGGCTTCGTCGTTAAATTCCCTACCTTCATTAGCACCAATTTGTGATCGAATCGCATCAGTAACCACAGGCAACGATTTGACAAGTAAATCACTTGATGCTTGAATCATTTTTTGCAATGAGTCAACCAAATCTTTAGCTGCAAGCATCGTCTGAGCTTGTGCCACATTTTCTGCTTCGGTCACAATCACCTGAGTTTTACGACGCCCACCAAGTTGCGCATAGCGATCCCACAATGCTTGTTCCATTACAACCAGCTTCAGAAATGATGGATCATTGTGGCTTAGGTGATATGATGGTTTTGACTTTGCTTCTTTGATTAGTCCAGATACCTTGCCCAACATTTTCTGGCAAGTATTCAAACTTAGTTTAGAAGTATTAAATGATGCTCCAAAGTTTTCTTTTAGAGTTTTAACAGCTTGACGTTTAGGTGATAGGTCAAGATCAGATAGTTTCATGGTATTCCTTTTAATTAAACAATTGTTGTGATATTTAGCAAATAGTGACCCAAAGATTGGTGTCTGGTTCAACCTGAACAAATTGATCATTATCTAGTATGACACAGTTTTTCAAATCCATTACAATATATTCAAGATCAGATTTTGTAATTTCTCTGTCAAATTCAACACTTAAATTATGGTTTGAACAAACTACATTAACGGGCAAATACCGAAGTGAAAGAGTTTGAATTAGACAGTTTACATTATATTGCCCAATGTGTTCAGGGGTACATGGTTTTGACTTCATTCTGTTCAAGTTTATTTTTGGATCATGGTGCAATAAGAATTTTGTTTTAATATCGATTTTCATAATACCGATATTTACAAACAAGAAAAGGGTGAACCCATATTTCAGAGTTCACCCTTTTATTATGACATTTTAGTTGTCAATTACCAACCACTTACACCAGTCACGGTGTAATCAGTAACAGCAGTAACATCACCACCATCAATAATCATATTCACTGAAGTTGAAGTGCCAGCAGTGAAAGCACCAATAACGCACACTGAAACAGTTTGTGAAACAGTTTGCACAAGTGCATCTAGATCAGCTTGTGACATTGCAGAACCTTTGGAAAAGTTCTTGAAATACAGGTTACGCCCAAAGTTTTCAAATGGTAGGGCATTGCCGTGAACGCGAGTAAAACCAGCCATGATTAAATTCCTTTATTAAAATATGTGTGAGCAAACTTTCTGCTCTGTGGTTATTTATACTTTGTGATTTATTTTTGGTTATTAGCAGATTGCAAATCTTGTAATAACTTAGATTTGTCTCCACCAAGTTTTGCGTATTGTTGAATGGCGTTTTTAATAACTTGTGCCAATTCTGGTGCATCATCTGCCGATTTATATCGATCAGTAATCATTTCAGATGGCGAAGATTTTGGTGGAGTCGATTTAACGGGTTTGTCGTCATCATCAATTTCATCTTTGTCACTGTCAACTGCGCTTGCTGCGGCCCATGCCAAGTTTGCAAGTTGAGTTAATAATGGATGTACTTTGCTCAAATTGATTTTGGGGGTTGCATTAGGATTGGCTTGAATCTGTTTCATTGCAGCATCAAACACTTGATCCTCTAACTTCTGAGCAATGACTTTAATTGGCTGAACATAACTTTTTGTGTTTACACCTTTTAGGACATTATTAACCATTAGTTTTGTCAAGTATGTTGCAAGTGGGCCAATATCTACACCTGACTGTGCCTCATAAACTACCTTGTTTGATCGTTTGATTTCATTCTCTAGTAATGATTCAAATTGTTCAAAGCTCATTTCTGCAATCAATTTGCGCTGTTTAAGAAGTGCTTTAATTCCACCAACTGCTTTGATATAGCTGGTTAACGCTGAATCGATGTTGCTTAAAAATCGATCAACATACTTCCCTTTTGCTGCAATTTCTACCGCAGTTTGGTTTGAGAATGCTGCTTTTGATTTCGCAACAACTTCACTTGAACCAATTTTTCTGCCTAGTTTTCGTAATCCAGTTCCAAGTGCGTCACTGATGCCTTCTGATATTTTTGATTGTTGTGTCATGATTTCTTTATTGTTTTGAACGTCTTTGTAAACTTTGAAGCATTACGATGTTTAATGGCTAAGAAAAACTTTTTCTCTAGTGCAATATATTCATCTTCGGACACCATTGTTTTGACCAAATCTAATACATGACCCGACATAGTAATGGCTTTAACCACACGGGACTCTGTTTCAGTGTGAGAATCCTTACGTGTGGTTTTTGAAATTTGTTCAAGCTCTGCAAGTATTGAACGCATTTGATCTGGTGAATTTGTCATCTTGTGAAAAAGTTAGTAAACAAAAATGCCTATACCGCACTTCAAAGTTTAGTGAGATATAGGCATATTTAGGTTTTAACCTTGGGATTTAAGTTGTTTTAGTAGGTTTCTGACTTTTGTACCTTGCGAAACATTGGCATTTACTTTTGGGGTTGAATCGGTATTAACTGTGGGAGCGTTAGAGAATCCATCATCTTCGTCTTCTAGATTCAGGTCATACACTTTTAATGTGTCAACATTAAACCCAAGTTCAACATAATGCCCAACACCAGCACTTGATCGTGTTTTAAGTAATTGCAAACGATAACGGCCTTTTTCTTTCATGGCAAGTGAAGTATGAATACCAAACACGTTATCGGCAGTATTGATTTTAGAAATACCCCCTGCAATATGTGAATGATCAAATTCTTCTTCACCCACGGCATCACGGTTTAATTGTGAACAAGTAAATCCAATGATGTTTAATTCTTTTGCAAAGTTACGAATTTCCTCAGAGACATATTTGTCTTTCACGAATGCGTCACTTGGGTTTACTTTAACACTTGCTGGCATCATGAGATCAAGATAATCAATACAGATAAAATCTAGTTTGATTCCAGTTTGAATCTGAAGTTCTTTGCAATAACTTTTGATGTGGTTAATGGTAGATTGTGCTGGGAAATACTTGATTAACAGTTGTCCAGCTTTCTTACCAAGTGATTTAACTTTCAATTCCACATCATCAAGTTGTTGGAAAACTTGAGTTGTTTTGGTGTCAGTCATCATGGAATCAATACGCATGGCGCATAATTCCTCTGACAACTCTAGCGTGATATAAACACCACTATACCCAGCAAGTGAATAATTGACAGCAAGATTCTGTAAAAAAATTGATTTACCAGTATTATGACTGCAAATTCCATTGGTGTAATAGCGATGGTTATCATGGTCAACTGATAAATCGTAGACTTTTGTTGGAGTATTTGATTTCTCAATTTTTACGATTTTATCTGAACCATTATCCGCAAGTAGAGTATCACCTACTTTCAAGTCTTTGGAGAAATACCATGATAAATCTGGTTTCTGGAATAGGTGATCGAAACTTGAATCGATGATTCTGCCTGACTCAAAAGCCAGTCGGTACATTTCTGCTTTGATTTTTTCAACACAGTCTAATACTTTGACATAGCCATCGGGACTAGCAACATAGATATTTTGTGAGTGAAAATTGACACCTAGTAATGAATCGATTCTCACATATTCAATGTATCCGATACTGTCATCAACAATTTCAACAACGGTGTCACCAGTCACGCAACCAGATGCGCCGCAAAAGATTTCTAATTCGCCACGATTGAACCCGCCATATAATTTCTTATCAAGTGCTTTCCATCCTGACGAAACCTGACCATTGCCGTTTTTAAGAGACATTAGACGCCCCCTAGGATCAGCAAAGTAATCAAGACCTAGATCACGTTGCAATGAAACTTGAACAGCGTCTTTGATCAGTTTTTCTACTGGATCAAACTCACCATTCTCTAGCATATCGAATGATTTCACAATAGCCCGTTCAAGTTCTTTGCGCCGTGTAAAATTCTCAAATTCATCTAAGAACCATAGTGTATCACCTTCATTCAAGTCTGGGATTAAATCAATCTCAAAATTCACACAAGTTTTGATCTTTAATGGTGTTGGCATCGACTTGTATTTTTCTGCATGATCTTGAATAAACTCCATAACATTAGACAATGGTACTGCAAAATTTTTCGGATTTAATATACTCGATACTCGGGTATATAATTCTGGGTTTGACAGCATCATGCTCAAAAATAACTTTTGAACTTCTGGGGTATATTCTGTGTGTGGTTTTGTCATTCTCTCACTTTATCTGTTAGGGTTTTTGAAGTTTTGAAATCAGTTTCTTTCGAGTGATTTCAACCTTTGCATAGTTAGTGGTAGCATTTTCTACAAGTGCAACCACGGTTTGAAATTTACCAAGTGCTTTAACAGCATCATTGGCGTCTTTAATTTTAACATGAGTATATCCTGACCAATCAGGTAAACTCACTTTGAATCCAGCATCCAAAACACGTTGAATGGTTTGTGCTTTTAGTCCAGTAAAATCTTGGTCAGGCACAAATATGATTGATTTATTCAGTTGTTTTAGAATCTTTATTTGAGTTTCAGAAATAGTGTCGTGTAGGGTTGCAACACCATCGATTGATATGGCATCAAATACCCCTTCAACGACAAAGACTTGATCCCAAGATTTATGTTGGAGATCAAGTCCGAATAGATAGTTGGTTGGATGATGGTGAATATATTTTGGATTCTTTGTGTCAAGAAACCTATAACAATACCCAACAATCATATTCTCATGAGTGAATGGAATAATGCATTTTTGACGGGTATCTGACTCATAATTTTCAGAATACAAAAATGGATATGACTCTAATGAAATCCCACGATCAATAATATAAGACGTAATATGATTTGGGGATGAATGTGTTAATGAAACAAAATCATCAGGTAAAACAATTTGGGGCCAATCTACTTTGATCTTTTCGGTATGTTGATGAGTTAGTAAGTATTGCAAACTAGATGTTGCACGTAACGATTCAATGGAATACCTTGAAATTTCATCCTCAGAAACATTGCCAGTCCATAACAGAAGTTGTTTAACGTGTGAACTAAGTGGCTTACCAATTTCAAATTTTGCACTGAATCCACAGTTAAAACAATGATAAAGCCATTGTTCTTGATTTTCCATCATAACTCCACCACGGGATTTCGTATCATGCCTATGACCCCTGTGATGGCAACACACTGCATTGAATGAATGCCATCCAGATGTGGTAAGTCTTTTTCTCCCAGGAAGTAACGATAAAATATCAAGAATCATAATTATTCTGTGTAAGAAACTGTTAAGATGTGTCCAGATTGTTTAATAAACTTAACTCGCAAGTATGGATGAACTTGTTCAAGAACGTCAAAATTGATAGAGATAGAATTAGGCTCGGTATACTGCCATGTTTCAATGCCATACCATTCTAGCTCTGTCGTGGAACCTTGGAGTATAACATCGCCAACAAATGAATCAAAGTCCATTCTCACTGATACCATGTTTGAAAGAGTTTGGTAACTTGAGCCAATGATGGTGTCAGGTGTTATTTCAGTTAATGTAGAATTTACAGGTGTTTGGTCGATTGGATAATATGAATCCACAATCTCAGCATCAAGTTTGCCTTGTTGAGAACTTGCACCGATATAAATTGGAATTCTAGCACCTGAATCAAGAATGGCGTGTAATGTGATTAAACATTTTTGTGGCATTAAATCTTCAAGTTCAGAAGGTGGAATACTTACTGAAACAATACCAGTACGTGCTAAATCAATGGTTGCGTCAGTTTCGAGAAGCAACCTGTACTGAGTCATATCAATGACATGAAACTTAATTGAATCAATGTTTTGTTCAAGTAAATTTACAGGTTTTTGATCGGCAGTTAGGCACCTGAATCTAAAGGTGTTAGTGACATTCCTGTGAAGAATAAGGGGATGAGAATACACAATATCAAACTTTCGTAAATTGTTTGTTGAAATACCAGAATACAATGACGGAAATATAACTTTGTATTCTGGAACATACCAAAATAAATTGGTATCAATGGTAGTGGTTGGCATATCTAAATAAAACCAAAAATAGGTGTGGATATTTAAGCCATAACCTTTTGAAATTTCAAATAATAATAACAAACGTGAACTTAGAATTATTTTCAACCCTTAACCGAGCATACCCATTTTTAAGTGTATGTGTTTATGCTGAACAAGAATACATCGGCATTGTTCAAAATCGTGACTCGCAAATTACGTCATTTTATGATTATGGCTCATTGGAAACTCAAGAATTAAAACGATTGTTTCTTGATCTAGGAGAACAATGGTGGTGGGAATCAAACAGAATCATTCCCATTAATTTGTTCTTAAAAGCTGAATGGTTGCCATTCAAACCATATATGAAGACATTTATTTCTAAAAACTTGAATGTCATTCATGGGCCGTGTTGCTCTATTTTGAACATGAGTCCAAAGAAGTCAAAACGAAAGACCATTATTCAATTAAAGAAAAATCATCCACCTGTGGTAAAAGTAAAAAGCTGATTTGGTTTATTAAGTAAATTGGCGTGAACTACGACCAAATGTGCATAACTGATTGAATGGGATTTTTTGAAGTAATATGCATCATTTTGATCATCTTTAATCCAAACTGTTTTAGAAACTTCTTTCCAAGGTTTTCCCAGAAGGTGTTTTTTTGATGGTCGGATGATTGCCAAAAACATTGCCAATCTTGGAATAGAATCAACGGGTTCTGGGAGAGATTGAATTGCATTCCATGAATTATGAAGGTGAACAAGTTGTTCGACAAATTCTTGATCGTGGTTTATTCTGTCCCAAGGTGGTTCAGTATTCATTAACTCTAGTAATTCTTGTTCTGACGCTATTTGTGAATATACTCCCATATTAAGCAAGTCTATTTTGAAATATCCTCGCTTTTCTGCTTCCCTATAATCTAATACTGCTAAATCAGTTTTTGGGTTATAGGGAATTTTTGTTGGGTAAATTCCACTAGGGTGTCGTTTAGTTTCAGAGGTTTCTGGGTTAATGATTGCAGCTTGGGTGTATGCTTGTAATTTGTGTAGTAATAGTGATCGGTCTGCAATGTCTATATCAATATCTGCCATTTTTAATTTCTTTTAATGATTCTGGATGAAAATCGGGATACTTACATTGAAGTAGAAATTTCAGCGAATCACCGTTAATCCCGTGAACAAAATATCGTGTTAATTTGTGCCCGTAAACGATGGGCAAACAGGTTGGCAATACCTCTTTCAGATTTTGGTGTTTATTTGAAAGTACAAACATGCAACCAGATGGGAATTCATATTCAGTGATATTGTTGGATTGCAGGAATTCGATAAGTTTCTCAGGGTGATTAGCAAATACGAAAAAAATACCCATCACAGATATATGTCATATCAAACATCGATGTATATTTCATGAACTTCATCTTAACTGAATCAGATGATGGTTGTTTGATTATGCCTAGATAATGATATGTATTTGTCATGGAATAAGTTTAATCATAATGGTGGAATTCAACAATTTCTGCATCGGTTCTACCCATTCGATACTCTGCGAAATCTTTAAATTTGTGATGAGTACCACGTTCCTCGATAATACAGTTTGGGAATTTGCATTTAATGAAGAACAGTTCTTCATTGGTGCCATAAACATGCGCTATAAACCGTGCCCGAAATGAACGGGCACCTGAACGATGAACCATTAGTTTAAATTTTACTCCCGTTTCTTTCAGTTCATGATATTGCTGATCGGTTTCAAATTTAAACACAAGTGATGGTAATAATTCCATTTTAACACTATAAAACTCTGAAATATCCCAATCCCACAGTCCATCAAATCCAACACTTTCATCAAAACGGTTGAACATCAAACATTCAGTTTCCGACAATCTGTGGTATCGTTGATCTACAGTTGAGAAGTTCATAATGTCTTTAATTGCGTCTGGGTGTGCAGTGCATTTAATCATAGTTTATTCAGTTTAGTAAGGGGTTGTTGGATAAAAATCGTATTCATCCACCAAAATTTTAACATTAAAGTGGCTATAAATTTCTTTCTTTAACCATTCCCGTTGAGATTTATCGGGTATATTGGTTATCTGAATTTGCGGATGAATGCGGTAAAAAGTTATGTTGCATTTAATCAAAAATGTAATTATATCTCCGATATTCGGAGTTTGAAATGTCGGAATCCACATAACTGGGATATGGGTGACATTAGCTTTGTCAGTGTGTTTGAATCTAGATGCTTTTCCGAATTCAACACACTGAGTCCGTTCAGTGATATAAACTAAATCATTTTCGTGTTTGACAATAATAGTATCATCGTCACGATATTTTAAAAGGTATGCGTCTAATTGGGTTATTGGGATTGTAAACATGGCGTTAGGTATAAAATTTGGTATGAAGTTTCCAATGTCGGTGTATATGGTTCTATTTTGACTGACGGCAATAATGTTTTAGTGTTTGTATCAAACTCAGTTTGCATTTTGTGTGAGGAATAAACTCTGATCCATCGATTTGAAAACTGAGTTTTGAACGTAACTTCTGGAACGAGTGAGTTCATGACATTTCTGGTATGAACATTATCGTTTGGCCAACAATTAACAAAGATAGTGGAAACAAACTCGTCTGTTTCTGGATCAATAACCAACATGGGATGTTTGAGTGATTGGCTGGGCAATGGAAAGGTATCTTTGATATATTGTATTGTTTCTTGGGTTAAATGTGATGACAATAAACCAATGGGGCATGCCCCACGTTTATACGGGATTTGTTTTTGTTTTAAGAAATCTTCAAAATCAATAATTGTTTGCGGGTTATTTGAACCGCCGTGAAAAATAGTATCAATAGTATTCATAATAAAATTAGGGTTGGTGAATCCATGAAACTGATAGGTCTGGGAATTTGCATTTTGCGACAAACAATAATGCATCTAAATCAGGAGTTGCAACACAGTGTGTGTTATTTGCCATATTATAATGATATTCAAACCCTTGGACAAACTGCTGTAATTCATCTGATTTTTTGTAGGTGATGCCCCACCCGTTGTTAGTTTCAATAATGCCAACCCGACATGACGGCATTATTTGAACCTCACTATTATCAAGATAGGCATTCATGGTTGATATTAACAACGGCAACAATTCCGATTTTGGTGTCCAATATATCACATTTGATTCTGATAGTTGTTGTAATGGTGAAAATGCACAAGCAATATCGTTGCTGAAATATAACAACAGCTCTCGTAATTGTTCGTATTGATCTAGTGAGTTAAATGTAAGTTTAATCATAATGATGGAATTCAATCATTTCCAAATCTGGGTTTTGACATTTTAACCAAAAAGATACATCAGGTGGAAGCAATAAGGCAGCATGTAAGTCAGAAACCCACCTTAAAATGTAAACAGTCGAACCAATCATTCCTTCAAACAATTTGATGATTTGGTTAATATCAGTGTGTTTGATGGTAGTATAGGTTCCAACATACGGAACAAATTCGACATGCTCAAAAACAGCAGGATCAATGGTGCTGATATATTCATCAAAATTTGATTGTGATTCACAAACCAATCTTGCTGGGCATTTATAGTTTGGAATGGTTCTAACAACACTGCTATAGAAGTTTATTCCATTCAAACTATATTCTAATAATTTACCTTCGCATAATTCTTCACCATAATAAGTTTTTGGTTTGACAATGAATAGTTTCTTTGGGTTAGTCATACTCTATTGTGATAGGTGGGAATTTGCATTGAAGCAAGAATAGGTTGACATCATTGGTAAAATTGACAGTAAAACAAACCCAGTTTCTGGCTAACCATGTAACATCAAATTGTGGAATGGTATTCTCGGTTAACGATGTTTCAAAATCGTTTGGGTGAATTTCATTGGTGGGAACATGACAATAAACTAAAGTCATAATTCAATAAACCCTTGTAATATCTGGATATTTGCATTGAAGAAGAAACCATTCTGTTTCATGTTCAATCCAAAAAAGTTTCAGATCAGAGTCTTCTAATAATCCCACAAAATTTATACCATACGTGGAGGGATCAATCACCCAAAAATTTAGTTTCATATCATCGAATAACCAAACTAAAACATCTTGATCTTTTTTACTGGTACAAACTATTCCTATTGATTTTTGAAATTTTACTAATACTCCGTTTCCTTTCCAATAATTTTGGTAATATAAAAGTTGGGAGCATGTGTTAATATCATCTGATACAATGATCATAGTGATTAATATACCCTTATAATATCTGGATATTTGCATTGAAGAAGAAACCATTGTGATTCATCGTCGGTTGATATAATTGCATCATTCTCGCTTGTTATCATGTGTACTGTCACTTCAGGCGTAAAAACCGAATCATATCCATATATAACTGCGATGAATTTTGATTCTATAGATGTGAGTTTTATTGTGTCATGAGCAGCAACATTCGCCCTTCCGTCGCATTTCATATCATCTTTCAATTCCCGCTCGGTCGAATAAAGGAATTCATGGTAGGTATCACCATCTAATGTTTTCCGCCAATATCTAAAGTTTGATCTAAATTTCATTTGGTAAGAAGGGGAATTTTCCCATCCAGTATACTCAAACACAAGCATACCCTCAGTAAACCCTCACAATATCTGGATATTTGCATTGGAGTAGGAACCATTCGGTTTCGTCGCATTCATTAATGAAGTTTTGCCCATCATTCCATTTAACCATTGAATTTACTTGATCATCTGGGATGTCGTCCAGTAATGCATAACACTTCTCTAATGGATCAATGTATTCCATTTCCCATTTAATTCCATACGCCACATAATCACTTGTAAATTTTATAAATCCATCTTGGCATTTCTTATATTCATTCGGGGAATAATTCCCAAATATGGCAACCCCATCATTGCGTTTGACGAAACATTTAAAGATAGGTTTGTGAATTTTTGAACGATCTACTAGAAATGGCGAAAATAAAAGGTAATTTCCGATAAGATCATTAAAATAAAAATCATCATACGTTATTGATGGATCATAATGAAGTAGTAACATAGTTTAATAAATCCTTACAATATCTGGATACTTGCATTGGAGTAGGAACCATTCTTCTTTGGAATCGGCGTGGACAATCTGAAATCCTTCATCCAGTAAAAATGCTGTGTTATGTGATGGTTCTGGGATCTTTACTAAACCAACAAGTTTAAACAAATTCAAGTCAGTTTGAATAGCATCACTTTTTGAGTATGGCGTTAATGATATGTACAAATCAGTGACATAATCCTTGATAATTTGGCTAGCGTTGGTTGAATAAACAACAACGTTCAGTGAGTCTCGTATTGATGCCCAGTTAAGACTTTTATGGTTCATACTGCCCCAAACACACCGCAACGTGGAACTCGGTGCATCACACCCGTACCAATCATATTCAGTTAAGTTAACGAGAATCATGTTTCTAATATACCCTTACAATATCTGGATATTTGCATTGAAGTAGAAACCATTCTGAATCTGATTCTGCAAATACTAATTCAGGTTTTCCAGTTTTACGAATTAAGCCCTTCCATTCGGTTCCAACATCAGCAATGCTGAACTGGGGAGGGCAATAATCGTTACATTTAATCAAATAATCGATCAATGATTGTTGTTTTTGGTCTTTTATTTCAGATGATGTGAATGCGATTAAATTTCCATAGTAAGTTGAATAGAATGGAATAATCACGTTTTCTGGCATATCATGAATATCGGAAAACCATCTACATCGCGTAGTAATCCAGTTGTAGTTGTATGGTATCAAATCTGAAGGGTACACGGAAATCATGATACCCACTTAATAACCACATCTTTCAACGTGGGATTGTGCCAGTTTTCAATCACTTTGAAAGCACGTTGGACGGTTCTTGCTTGGTTAATAGCATCTTCCACTGCAACATGAGAAGTTTGATGATTATTATCAGTTAGTGATACTCCACACATTTCAAAAAGTGTTCGAGTGTCACGAACTTCCCAATACTTCCAAGGAATTGAAATGCCAACTTGATCTAAGACGTTTTCAAGAATACCAATGTCAAACAGCGATCCATGTGCCCATGTTCGTTGGGGTGCATACTTATTAAAGAACGCTACAAGCGATCGAAGTGCTTCGGGTAAGGGAACCCTGCCTTCATTGGTAAAAGCGCGCTCATAGGCCGTTTTAGACTGCTTGAGCCACCATTCTAGGGTAGATGTGCTCTCCGTCCTAATCCACTTGAATGATTGATCGATTAAATCAGGGTTAACCGAGAATGTATCAATGATTGAATCATTATTTGGATTGAAAATACAAGCACCAATACTTAGAATTTTCGATGTTGGTTTGGTATCGACTGTTTCTAAGTCGATCATGATATGATTAGTCATGTAATTATTTCAAATTCAGGAAATGAGCATTTCAATATAAACACTACTGCTGGAAATTGTTCATTATCGAGGCTAGTTAAGGTTATGATGGAATACTGAAGGGATGAATAGGGCAGACTGTTGGTATTAGTGTTTAGCCACGTTGAAAGCTCTTCAGTGGGAAAATCGTTGGCATTGATAATGGTTGCAAATGGTGTTTCTGGAGTTTTTCCAAAATAGCATTCTTGTTCTTCCATGTCTTTTGAAAAACTTTGAAGTTCGGATAACAATAAACATTCTTTGGTATAAGAATGACTTTTGATGGTTAAACAAACGGGTTGGTTTACCCCGAACTCAAAATTGTCAGATATTTCCCATGAATCGCCCAACTTATAAATGTGTCGGATTCGTGTTCCTATCTTTCGCAACACTCCGATTTTATTATGTTTATGGAAGATTTGAATCATTGAGGTTTTTGCAACGCCAAGAATAACGGCGCCGTTATTCTTTTGGTAACCCAAGCGGCATATCACAAAATTTCGATTCTAATGCTTGCTTCATTCGTTCTAACTGAAATGGGGCAAATAAATCAGTATTGTTTTTCAAGAATAACGGCATGGTTCCCCATAATGAATCATCCCCTATGTGAAAATCGAATGTTACTTTCGCGGCATACCTCAATGACGACTCATGGCTTTCATAAACCATGAAATTTGAATCGGATGGAGTTCTAAGTACAGAAAAACCATCGAGCAAAATATAGGAACTTTCGTATTCTGGAAACCCACGAATATATGAGTCAATTATATCAAGATGTTTGGTTTCAAATATCTGGTATCGTTTATGGAACTCAATTGAGCTGCCATCAAAAATAGGGTATATCTGATACCCGTCAAGAATCATTTGCCAAGAATAGCCACGAAATCCCAGATCGCATAATACATATGGAACGGAAGTGTCAAGAAGTTTAGTCATATGTAATTTCTAAATTTGGGTATTTGCATTTAATCAAAAATGCCTCGGATTGCCAATTTGTTTCTGAAAATGGGTTAAACTGGATAAAATTACCAACGATGTTAAATTTTAAATCATATTCCTCACATAATGCAATTGTTTGATCTCTTTCAGGCGATGGTGAATAAACAAAATTAGTTGAAAAGAAAGGCATTGGGTTATTGATGACAAAATCTTTTCGTTCTTCTAACGGGAATTGGTTTAACCACTTGCAAAGTTCGAGTTCTTTAAAATAAGAAGGATGTGCAATACATAAAACACGTTTACTTGAAGTTATATCAAGTGATCTTACTTCACCATTTCCGATGTATTCAAGTGAAAAACGATAATTCCACCCGTCGGGTTCAGGGTATTGTTTCTTTAACGCCCCTGATAAATTTGACAAAATAATAACATCTTTTTGTTGACGTGAGGTAGAGTGTTCTAGAGATATTTGAATCATTGTTTGATTTCCTTAAATGTCACTGTTGGGAACTTACATTTCAAAAGAAAAAACTCAGATTCAGAAAGTGCGGATAGGTTGATTTCTGCATGATAACATCCTTCAAACAATTCGGGAAACATCCAAATCGTACCGTATTGTCTCAGATCATCGATTAAGTGTCCTTCGGCAATGAAGATTTCAATTTTATGAGAAGTATGAATGGCTGGGTGTTCTTCAACTGCCCGCATCAATTCACTGAAATTATAAGAATTCATGGTTGAAAAAGGTTAGTTACTTTGAACAACGGGTTTGCACATTTAAACAAAAACTCGTCAGTATCGTTTCTAAATTTTACAAAGAATACCATTTCGGTGTTTCGCATATAATGAGTATCGAATAGCTTCCATTTTTCAATAACAGCTTCAATATACTGACAACCAGCATTCCCATCAACTGAAACTTCATGGGTATAATCTAATACAGCAGTTATATTGCCGTTTGTAACATGATGTCTGAACCATTTATTAGATGCGGTTACAACAGTTACATAAGCACGATTGAATCGATTGCCATCAAACTGTATTGTTGTGGCGTATCCCGATTTAATCCGATCACGCCAAATAAATCCAACATCGTTTACTTGAATTAGTTTAGTTTGCATTATGCGGAAGTTTATAAAGTTCAATTGTTGGATATTGGCAACGAAACAAAAATTCTTCTGGGTTAGGTGGTAAATTGATTAGCATATGAATCTCTGCTTCCATGCCTACCCAATAACATTCGATCAAAACCGCATTCCATTTTTCCCGAAGAGAGTTGATCAATGTCTCATTTGAGAACATTAACGTATGGGTATATTGTTCTTCTTGATATAGGTGTTTGAATCGTTGGAACCAATGATTGGTGGCCTTGACTACGGCATAAACCCGCCAATCTTTTCCCGAACCTGATTCACTGTCCCAAAGACGTTTTACGCCATGTCTAAACAAACAATGGGGTTTGTGGACTGAAATTAGTTTAGTTGGCATTTTATGTGGTCAGTAATGAAACAATAATGGTCAGCTCACGTTCTGGGGATAGGGAGTATGGTTCCATTTTGGGAATTTACAGTTAATAAGGAATTCTTGCTCAGGGGTATACCAAACCACAAACATTGGCCGTGAAAACCATCGTGGCGTTACCATGCTACGAATGAATCGGATATTGTTATCAATCAGAAATTGCTGGAATGCTTTCTTTTCTTCTGGATCAATCCCAGAGGGTGAAGTCCAATATCCAGTAGGAATATCAGTAAACCCATCTGGATAATCTTTCCCTAAAACAAACCAATTACCATCTTGAAGTTTACAACCTCCAATTGAGTTGGTAGCGAGTGCTTCTTCATGTGAACAAAATTTGTAAGTATATGTCATGATAGATTATTTCCAGGTATCTCGGATATGTTGAAGGTATTCTGGGTATTCAAGTGAGTTTGATAACAAGTCATCGGTGGATGGTTGTTGTGGTGGTTTGTAAGGTTTACATTTCCCAGAAAGAAAAAGTTTGCTTAAAAACTCTGATTCATCAGTGGTTAATTCTGATAGGGGGATTTCGACAATCATGATGGTTTAGTGTTAGATGGGCTCAATAGTCAGTTGTGGGTATAATTTGGTGAATAATGTTACCCGCTCATAATTTGCCAACGTGATGAGTGCTTTATTGACATTTGAACCAAACTCAGACTTGATTCGTTGTAAATTCCATTTACGTACTAACCCATCAGGAATGCCATTATCCGACCCAACGATGTGTGAAAACTTTCTCCCAAGCATCAATTTAGACTTAACTCTGCTATTAACCCAACGGTTTGACGCATCAATTTTTGCAATTGCCAGATTTGAATTAGTGGGTTCGTTGAAAACTAACCATTTTCCCAAAACCTTTATTTTTTCGGTATGTTCAAACATGAAAAGAAAACTTGGTGTAGTAATGATAAAAGTAACTGGCATTTTTAGTCTTTGATAATGTGGTTTAATGCTTCCACAATCGCCGCAGATTTTTGGTTGGCCCATTCTGCTTGCTCAAATGGCACCTGCGACGAAACGCGATGGTAATATTCTGAAAAATCACTGACCAATGCCATCAATGATTGCTTCATTTTGGTATTTTCAGCTCTAAGTGCTTCTAGCTCATCTTGAGCATCTTGCGCCCAAGATTTCAGTACGTCAATATGCATTGTTGGTCGATAATTTTCAACTTGGTTCATTTTGACTTATCCACGGGAGGGTAAAATCATTACAAAACTCACAAACACCAGAAATACGAAGAATAGAAATGATATTCCCCACGCCTCATTGCTTCTGAATTTCTTTGGTTTCCCATCGTAGTCTTCGACAGTTGCGAAAAACATGTCAATTGGGCGGCGACAGGGATTAACTTCGACGAATCGAAACTTTTGAACAGTGCCATCCGTTAGATGCATTTCAAGAAAGTCCCCAGGTTCTGGTGTAATAGATTTAAACCCGTAAACAGTTCTATTTTCATAATTGTTGAAAACAATACTGTTACCCCAAGTTCCACCTACTTTGTAAACTCGTGGCATATTTTTCCTTTCATAGTTTAAAGATCATCAGACGGTAGAAAATCCCATTCAATTTCGCCCATCTTGACTTTTGAATGGTCGATAGTCACTGAGTAAACAATCTCATCAATGACTTCGAGTGCTTTCTTGAAGTACAGCTCTGGATCATCAATGTGAATGGTTTCGCTCCACCCTTCAAACTCTTCAAAGTGAAAATCGTAAAACGTATCACCCCACTTAGTTTTGGCATTCTCAATTCGCAAATTACGAATAAATGCCTTTGGTGGTGTAGGTACAAGTTCACCATTTATGATGGCGCATTTCTTATAAACCTTCTTGACAAACTCGCCATCAAGTTGCCAATAACCGTTTACAAATTTTGCGATACTAGCAGATGCCCAAAAATGCACCACGCCCTTTGATTCTTCATTCAATCCAGGGCTATCATAATCTTGACCGTCAGGTAAGCATTCACGAATGGCAATACACCCAGATCGTTTGTCAACAAAGTATTTTGTCATGTCAATTCTCCTTGTTCAATGCATTCATTCTAGATCAATTTTTCAAAAGTTGAAAGCACAAATGCAAAAAGCCTGAGTGATCAGCTCAGGCTTTTGTTCGTTTAGGTCACTCGATCATCACCGCAGATGCAACATCAAATGATGAAATTCCACCCCATTCTGAGTTAGTGAATTCTACACTTTTCCCGTTCTTGAAGGTGATGACAATATCTTTCCCGCTATTGTCGATTTCATCGCGTACCGCATCGAACGATTGTTCTTAAAGTCGAACAATTTCATGTTCTAAATTTGAACCAGTAACACCCGTATGTGTAATTCTTGAAACATAAGCAGTTTCGACAATATCCTCTCCAAAAATGCGAGAAGCCATGGTGGTGAGGTTTTTGTCATATTTCAGCAAATAATAGTCAGATACTGGTGTTACCATGTTTCAGTCCCATTTAAAAACAGGATTGCTCAAATCTAATGATACTTTAATGTCGGTCATTTGAACTGCAACAAATACATTGTTTGGGTTAGTGAGCGCTAGTTTTTGCATTTCTTGATTCAGAGTTTCAACATCAGTGTAAATGATTTGGTCAATAATGCTGATGCGGTTATCAATAATTGTAGCAATCATGTACTGAGCGTTTTGAACCTTCGCTGGCTTAGGAGGATTGATTGCATTCTTGATCTGAGTATCGGTAATCCAGGTGCCGCGAAGTTTCCAAACACGTTCACCATTTTGATTGGTAGAATGTTTCAGAATCTTGTAAGGAGTTACGTTTCGAGTTTTGATGGTGTTGGATTCAGTGTGGTAGAAATATCCTGCAAAATCATCGGTTTGAATCAGTGTGCTAAGTTCGCGGCGGTCGGTATTATTCATTTTATAGTATACATAATCGGTTCGGAAATCAATCCATTGGCGCACCCCACAATCGTATATGTTAGAAAACTGTAACGGTTGTTTATCATGTTCACCGTTTGATTGGATGGTTTTAATTGAAGTTGAAATTTCATAACCGTTGGGATGCGTGATAAGAATCGGATCACCAACTTTTAGACTTAGTTGTTTCCAGTTTTCAAAAGTAATTTGTTGCATGAATATTTCCTTTATGTTAATGAATTAAAAGAGTGAAGAAAGAATTAGAACACGGTAGTTCCCATCAAAGTCTGATCCAGAAGTCCAAAGTTCATGATCTTTGATGTTAGAGCCATTATACACGATTTTGTTGCCGTCAACATCTTTGAAAATTCCGTAATCAGTGTCAGCCGCATAAACCACACAACCATGTTTTGAAGATTCGGAAGCAAGTTTCTTCCACAACCCTTGCGCGGTTTTAAACTGAACCGTGTCAGAAATGACAGTGTAACCTAGTTTTGCAAGTTGGAAGTAAACTTGTGAAGCAATTTGTTTTGATCTCAAATCACGATCAAGGTAAACATTATTGACTTGAATGGTGTTAGTTTCAATGACTGACTGTGCAATGGATTTGAAATAAAGACTGAAAATTGGTTTAACCCTAGAGCTATCACCAACTGTCGAATCTAAACCAATGAGCCGAACATTATGGTCATCAAAATAAAAATCAATAATGCCAAAATCAATCAGGTTGATTGAGAATATCAAAGAGAACTCTCGGGTTAACGTGTTAACAGAAATTGACCCGTCATTGTGCAAAATCGGAACAGGCATTTCACCTTGATTCAAATATGGTGGCACGATAAGACTCAAAAAGGCGCATCCTCAGTTGTTGCAACTATTTCAGCATAAGACATTTTGCGTTTATGTCGAGTGGGGTTTGCCACAATAACATGCTTGACTTGATTCAACTTCTTTGCGGCCTTCTGTTGCCGAAGATGTTGTTCAAACAGCTTGAAGGATTCTTGTTTAGAGATCATGGTATAAGCAGTGATAAAACAAAAAGAGTGGACACCATTATGAAACCAGTGTCCACGTATGTTGGTTACTTGATTTGCAACAATTGGTTTCGAAGGTCTTGGATTTGCTTCATGATGTATTCACGTTTTTGCTGTTTCTCGGCTTCTTCAGGATCAACCCATTGAGAAACTTCCCATACTCGATCACCGTGTTTAGATGGGGCAAATGCATCGGACGGGTCTGAAGGTGTTTGATACACTGCTTCAACGTGTTTGAGTTCGTCAAGAATGTGTTCGCGTTCGGAACAGCATCCACCAGTTGCCCACAACATTAAATCACAGTCAGAATCTTGGTTAACCATTGTGGAGGGGACAACAATCAACCAACCATTTCGGGAAGATTTCACTCGCATTCCTGGCTTCAGAATTGAGAAAACGTAATTCTGTTTGGTGGGCCATGTTACATCAGTTTGTTTAAACCAACCATATTCACCGTCTCTAAATTCCAGTTTGAATGGCACCCCAGATTTATCATCCTTAATCAAAGTCCCAACTTGCCCAATTCGATATTTCCGCTCACCATCAAATGAAGAAACTACCAACAATTTTTGACCAACTTTTGGGCGCACATTAGGGGCAGGCTGTTCAATTGGAAGTTCAATATCATTATCATTGAAATACCAAACTTTACCATCATTAAATTTAACTCCAATGGGTTCAAACTCATGGATTACACCAGTTTGACCAATATACGGCTTTGCGCCACCACAGCCGTTGAGAATTTTAACTTGTTGACCGAGTTTGAATTCAACGTTGGAGTCGGGCTGTTCAATTAGGGGTTCTATATTGCTTTTATTAAAGCGTTCTTGCCCACCAGCATCAAATTGTATCAAAAAATACATACCGCAACTGAGATCATCAGTACCGATAATAGTTCCAATTTTACTCTGATGACGGCTTCGCGTGCCCGTGGTATTGATAATTTTAACTTTTTGACCAATTTTGAATCGTTGAGTTTCGTTACACATGATTAGAAGATTCCTTGTTTGATGCGATAGATTGAATTATGATCGGTTGGATGCGTGGTGTCAATTGTTGTTGACTGAAATGGTCAACAATTACGACACGATGATCTTCAAGTCAGGGTGCGCCGCATTGAACTCATTGAATTGTTCAGAAGTCTTAAACTTTACTTTCATTCCATGCTTCTTTGTAATAGACGGAATCATGCCGCGTTCAATGAACCATCTTAGTGTATCAATGCCAATGTAATTCACTTCAAAATTTAGAATTCTTGAGTGAGTATGGTAGATAGGTGAAGATAATAGTTTTGCGATTTTTGTATTCATCATGGAGTAAGTTGTGGGTATTTAAAAAATAGAACAGACACGAGTGTTTCATCTTTAATGAGAATATAACGATCAGAAGTTTTCTGGGTGAGAAACAATGTCCCCCAAGATCAGCATCACTGTATGAACATCGATGATGGCCCAAAACTTTCTGTTAAGAATTTAAGCATGTTTGAGAATTCATTATCTCCAGTAAACCCTTCAATACGAAACTGATATTTTTCATGTCCAGTGTGCGTTTTCTTTTGTTTGATGAGTTTCATTAGTTTGTTTGCAAAAATGGGAAGTTATTTGGGAACCTGATAAAAGTCATTCGTGCAATTCGTTCGGAAAGGTTGAAAACAATCCTCCCATTAAATCCTCGCATTGATAGCTGTTCATCGACCGAAGCATATTGTTTTAAGAACTTGTAATAATTGGTTAGTGGATAGTCTTTTGACAATTTCAATGAAACTTTATGCATCACATTGAGTTACTAAGTGTTCTATCATACCCGCCAACTGACCAAGAATAGATTCTCTAGTGTGGTTACTGTCTTTACCATTCTCATTTCGTTGCTTGAAACCTTTCGGGAAAGTTATCTCAACTGGTATTTGACAAGCAATAGCTGCAACAGCGCCAGCAATATCTACTCCAGTTTGTCCACCTGTATAGATTTTAGAAATGGGCCATAAATGATGACAGTTATGAATAACTTCATACACAATCTGGTTTATTTGTGGTTGACTCATTCCAAATTTAGTTAGAGTGTATATCCCATTCCCTGCGATATTCAATGTTTTCAGGTTTTTGACTTGCATTTCATACACCAACAACCCAACCATATTTTCAATAGTACATGATGGTGAAAGCAAGTCAAAACCAATATATTTGGTTCCTGCAAATTTTTTGGTTGCTTGTTCCCCGTAGGTAGACAAATCTACAGCAAAGGCAACTGTTAAATCAGCTTTACTTGCATTATATTTTGTTCGTGGTTGGTATGAAGGTGATTCGTGCTCATTGATTACAATCATTTTTGTGTGTAATATGTTTAATGAATTTCCAAACCCACGAACCTTTTTGTGTACATGCGTTATATCCTTCAATTCTATTAACAACCACTTTACATGCAAGTTGGTTAGCAATCAATCGTTGAATCGATCTGCATGACAAGGTATCACCATCGTGTAACGGCCCTGATTCAAAAAGTGATTGAAGCTGTTCAGTATCAACGTCTTCGATCAATTTAATTGCGATATTTGCAGTATCATGAAAATAACAATACTCAGAATGAGTCATTAATGCTTTTGGGCCAAATACTGCTTCAAAATCTTCAAGAGTGTAAGTTGCTGGTTTCATAAGTGTGTTTTGTGAAGTTTCGTATAATTCTAAAAGGTTATCAAATGATACAAGTTGAATTGCAAAAAGATGTAGTTTGAAATGCACTAATGGGTTCAAACATCGGAATAGGGTTATTCAGCATCTTATCAACTTTATCAAGTTCTTTGCGCTGCAAATCGACATTTAATCGAATGTCTGATTCCGTAGTTTCTAAAACAGATTCTAACTTGTTGATCAATGGTAACATGCTATCAGTTACGTCTGGGTGATCTTTTAGTTTTTCAAATGCAGCAGTTACGGAGTATAAAACGTCAGAATCTGGCACATATGAACGAACTTCGTCAAATGCTTTGAATAGGTCAGAATCGAAGTTCTCATAAAATTGAGAAGTTTCAATCAGTCTATCAATAACACATTCTGGAAGTGTACCGTGTCGTTTGAAGTATTCTTTAAACTGTTGAACACTATATGTTTCGTCAATATATTCCATGTTATTGTTTAGTATTAAAGGGGTTAGAAGGTTCAAACACCTTGAATTGGTTGTCTAACATCCTAGACACTGCGTTTAGTTGTTCAAGCTGATATTCACCGTCTTGTCGAAATTGAGTTTCTAGATGATCCAAATCATCAATGGCACTATCAATAAGTGTAAGCGAAGTTTTGTCTTTTACCTTTGATGGGAATTCTGCTTTTGCTTCCAAAAGCAAATCTTTAACCTCTTGAAGAACATCTTCAGATTGTACACATGCTTTTGCTTCTTGAATGTTAGCCGATAGGGTTTCTTCTACTTCTTCCAAGTATTCGTATTTTTCAATCAAAAATTCAATAACATGGGCTGGAAGTGAACCATGCCGATTGAAGTATTCTTTGAAACACTGTGCGCCATAGGTTTGGTCAATGTATTCCATGTAATGTTAGGTCAGTTGTTTAAATTCAGGGTAGTTGAACACAAGTTCAGAGTAAAGTATAGGATTGTTGACAACGATATTCAACTTTTTGAAGCTAGAAAGAAGTGTCAATTGGTTGAATAACTCGGAATAGCATTTCCGAGGTAAATTCTTTGTAGTATTTCCAAGTATTAGGAATCATTATAAAATGAAAAATTTGGTATTCTTTGGAAATGTTATAGGGTTCAATAAAAGGTTCAATATCTTCTATCCGATATAGGTCAGCTTCGTTCCACTGTTTTAACTGTGGGTTGCGTTCAATATCAGCAGAAGTTATATCTAATTCGGTTTTCCGTGTGGGTGGATTATCAGTCCATCTTACTTCTAACCCAGGGAAACGGTTATTAAAATGCCCGAAAAGTTCTTGGATTTGGCAAATCGTCTTATTGTCATAAATTTCAAAAACAAATGGTCGAATAGCGTGGCGTATTAAAAATGTGAAGTTCATATCAAAGGTTAATGGTTAGCTATTGTGTTAGATTTTGTTTGTTCAAGATCATATTCTGAGCAAATACCGTTCCATCCACGTTTTCCAACATACAGACTGTTAGTGTTCCAGACACACCATTCAATAAACACAGTCTGAACTAATAGACATTTGAATAAAGGTTTAATCACATGGATATTCCCGTCGAACACATCGGAACAACATTTCCGAAGTAAATGCTTCATAATGTTCCCAAGATGGCGGAATTATAACAAACTGAAAGAATTGGTGTTTCGACAGGTCTACTTCATAAATGAAAGCATGATGTTTGATGGTGTTTACCAAATAAACATCAGACAAGAAATGATCTTGATTGGATTCATCGTATGGGCAATACCAAACGAACTTGTCGTTACCCTTATCATATTGCTGGATGACTTGAACCCCTTTGAAAAATTGTCCGAATCTCTGAAGTCGGAATTCTAAATCAATCTTGCCTTTAATTTGTTGCTTACGTCTATTGAATGGCTTGTTAATAAGTTCATCCATTATAAACTGTGGTGCGTTATAATATTGTTTCATTTATAAGCCATTCATCTAGTTTCATTTCCCTCATTTACTGAAAAGTTTCAACATATTCCCATTCAGCATAATAAAGATACGTCACACCGAGGTGAACAACCGATTTCATTAAAGTTAATATTGGGTTTAATCATACTATTTGGTCGTGTAACCAATTCCTAAAAGTGCAAAATCAATGCATTTAGATGATGTGGAATAATAGATCAGACAGGTTCGCCATCCTTCTATTTTTCTAAATGCACTCATATCGCGTTCATTTGCATTTTCAAGTCGAATGTTATTCAAGTGTGGTTTAATCATTTTATCCCCCTATTTCATCTCCAAGCATTTCAGATAACCATAGTTGTGATAAATCAAATCTGATTCTCACATCACTAAACAACAAACACGAAAATCCACCGATGGTTCTAAATTGAACGTGTTCGTGATCCACGAGATTAGTATGCTCAATAAATCGAAGTTTTTCCTTAATCATGTGGCTTTCCTATTTCATCCATTAACCAAATTGAAATAACCGTGTTGTAAACAATATCAAAAGGATGAAACCATACATCAGTATGACCGAATCCACAAAGCTGAATGTGAGTTATTATAGGTTTAATCATTTGTTAATATAACTTCCAACCATTTTTCAATCTCTAGTAGTTCAATATCATGAACACTTTCCACGAAAAGCAGCCATGTTGAATCAAAAGCAATAAATCCACGCTTATTCCACCATTCAATATCAAAATCATCAGTCGATTCGACGTAGAACAGCTTAATTACAGGTTTAATCATTTCACTTGATCTTTCAACCATTTTGTCGAATTATCGTCAAGATCAGTTCGATATAACCTGGCAAGTGAAATATATTCCCAGGGAGGAGTTTTGTGCCATTTCTTATCCCGACCCACAAAATAATAAGTGTATTTTCTGTCATTCCTGGAAATTTGAATTTGGTCAAAACCAGAAAGATTACACATTACACATATCGATATATCTGATAACGGGTTTAATCACAATCCAAGTTCCTCAAAGGTTTGTTTAATTTCAGCCACACGCTCTGGATACCGTTTGAATATCACTTGCCATTGGACGGGTTGAATAACATCAATCAAAGTGTCAACCAAATCATCATTCAATTGATACAGAAATGTTTGACCCATATTGCTCTGATACAACAACCAAGGTGAGATTCTACCGTTTCTGATATTCATGCAAATTCTATTAGGACTGACATTTGAAAGAACTTGATCCAGTGGTTGCTTGTACTCTGTCCCAAGTGAATCCAAAGTTTCAATACTTCGATGAATGGCATCAAATGGGTCTTCTTTCTTTAGAAACTCTGTTAAAAACTTTTGGTAGTTTTCATCCAATGACCAATCACCGATTTTCACTTTGTTGTCAAGTAACCATTCCATATACATCATAGTGTTAATTACTGAAGTATTGATACAGTAGTTTGCAAACTTGACAAAAGCTAGAAACGAACTTGTGCCCATAAAATCTTTATAAGTGGTTTTTGTATTACTTGGCCAATGTAGTTTCATAAATTGTTGCCACGCCATAAAGGCTGTTCGGTATTCTAACTTATCACGATCCATCCATCGTTGTTTTTTCACACACAAATGATTCATCCATGTGGTTTCGCGCTTAAACGACATCCCACAATGTTCGCACTTGAATTCAACTTCTGGTTCAGAAACGATAGGGCTAGGAGCCTCTAGAACGGCCTTGGTTCGTTTTTTTCTGGGTGGCGTAGGTGTAGCATCATCCTTTAGATTTTTTGGCTCCTTTGGTGGCCTTCCGCGCTTTGGTTTGATCTGGGACTGTGATTCCATGTGCTTCCTTCAATTGCTCAAGTTGTTCAGTGGTTAGAATTTTTGACATGGCTTTAATGTCACTTAACTTCATTGTATCAAACATTAATGCTAAATCACATTGGTTATTTTGAGCCTTAACATACTGTTCAACATCATTGGTAAAATCTGGCACTTTTTTTGCATACTCGGTTGCTTCTTTGTTAGAGATTTTTTCATCCATTTGGATGAACTTTTTACTAAGTTGTGGCAACCATTTGTGGTTGTATTTCTGTGAAGTGCCAGTTCCAGATGCACACATGAGCTGCCAAGTTAATTCAGGATGGTCTTTAAGTTGTTCATCAAACAGATATTTGTTTGCATAGTGGTTGGTTGCAATCACCGCATATTCTGTTAAATGTGGTTTTTTCGGTGAATTGATTGACGCCATCCACTGAGCAAACATGAATGGGACAAACTTCTTTTGTTCTTCTGGGGTGAATTGATTTAAAAAATCATATTGTTTGGTATCTGCTGCATTCAATGCTTCAAATAAATCAAAAGATTTTTCGTTGGTAGTTTCGTCAGTTTGGGTGGTTGTCATGCTGATAATTTTGATATTGAGTAGGATAAGAATTCTGACATAAATGGATGTCGCGTGCAATAACCTTGATGGTTTATCTTGATACTAGTGATCTTGGATTTAATCATGAAATTTGGTTTTCAATACCATTGAGAAGTTGCTGTTTAAACACATCATATCTGATCGTTTTGGCATAAAAACTCAGCCGACCCAATGACAGTGATGTACCGTTTTCATATAGTAATTTTACTAGAACTATTTTAGGTTTAACCACTAATTTCTTTCTTTATCAGAGATAGATAAGTTTCTGGAATCTCAGTATTAAGATGTCGATGCGAAATAATCCATTTGTGTTTACTCCCAAACATAACAAATTTAATAAGCGGTTTAATCATGACAATAAGTTTTCCAATTGTTGTCCAAACACGGGTGAAAATAAAAGAACGCAGACCCAGGGGTTCCATTAACGATGAAATTCAATCTGTCAATATTGGATTTGGTCATCGAGTAGCTTTGTCAATAATCTTGTTGTATAGGTGCTGCCATAAGGGTCAAATAACCTTCGCAAATTTCTACATTCTGAAACAGTTATAAACTCAATTGTAGGTTTAATCATTATGAGAACCATAGAAATACAAATAGCCACACCCTAACAAAAATTAAAGGGTGTGGCTATTTTTGGTTATTACATCAGATTAACCTTCGGAAGATGTTTGTTCAGGTTTGGGCATACGTTCTTTGATTTCAGTTAGTAGTTCGTCAACGGTGTCATAAACTTTGAATCCACCTGAATTAAATGAAATGTGCATAAACTCATCAGGATCGGCAACATTGACAGGATAAACGTATTCTTGTGTTCCGCCTTCGCATTCAAACACAAGATGTTTGGTTTCGGCATACTTTTCAATCTTGTTTTGACACCAAACCCAACGCTTTACGGGTGTAGGAGCTTGTCCAGACCTAAAAGTTAGATCGGTAGTTTGTGGGAATTCAGTGATGTTTACAGAAGTCATGTTACGAAAAAGTGTGTAAGTTGTTGAGAAGGTTTGATTATGCCGTAGTTGTGTTTGTGTGGGTTAATAGTGAAGCAGAATGGTTGGGATTGAATGCCGTGACATCGGGGATACGGTTGGTTTCGTCGTTTGGGTCTTTTCGGTATCTGATTTCAAGATGATGCTCCCCTGTATCAAGTAACGTCTGAATACCTTTGGAAATATCTTGAATGTTAGTAATGAAAATATAGTTTGTTGGAATACCTAAACGGTGGATCAAAACTCGTTTAATAATGGATGGTTTCATGGTAGAGTTGTTTGGTCAATATGGTCTTTCAATTTAAAAATAATGTCAAGGGATTGAACTTGAAGTTCGATTAACAATAGTAATAATTCTGGCGTAACAAGACATCGTTCAAAATTTTCAATAGGTTTAGTAACGCGAATGATGGTTACAATCGGTTTAATCATCTTCACTTATTACATAACATAAAATACTTATAACGTTTTCCATTTTGGAATAAGGGAAAGATTGGGATTTGCTATGAATATACGTCCACAAATAAACATCAATACAGGTTGTCCCATAATATACGTTAAAATCCGATCTAAAGTTTTTGGTTTTAAATGATGTTAGTGTAGGTTTATTCAATTCTATTCTTCCCAAATTGTAATTCAAATATCTTATTTAAATGATAATCCAGTTTATCACGTTCATACGCTGAAATAGTTGCTTTATATGAAGTTTTTTGTTCCATTTCGGGTGAAAGTTTTATCGTATTTGACCAACCCATTGCAATTAACGGAATTCCACGATAATGTTGTGTGGCATGTCTAATTACAAACCCACGTTCACAACTAATTTTACGGATGATGGGTTTATTCATTTTGGAGTTGTTTCACTATCTGTTTGTAAGTTTCTTGATTTATACGGGTTGACAGTTCATTCCAATGTTTCCAATATAAACCGCTAATAAACAATTCAAATGGTAGAGGACATAGTTCAAATTCTAATGAACGTTGGGAATTGACAAAATGCGGATATGTTATTTGAGGTTTAATCATAAAATTTAGAAATGAAATGTGCTCCAAACATTTTGCGTAAGGAAGAAACGATTCTTGCATCGTCAGATAATGTAATTTCTTTCCAGAAGAAATTATTATGAAATTCATTGGTTGGTAGTCGGATAGTACATAAAGGAACACCATCGTGGTGATTTGGCGCATACATTACAACTAGGTATTGAAGCGGGTTGTGTAATACCTTTACAATTTTTGGTTTAATCATTGGTTAAAAACTCCATTAAACGGTTCTGCAATCTTTCAGTAAAAGCTGGAATGCCATACTTGTCTGATTTTGCCAACCAGAATAACGATGTTTTAGAATAAGTGGTTTAATCGTATTTGCAAGAATTTTAACACATATTCTGGGAACGGTTTAGAGCGAGCAACATTTATGATCGGGGGGTTTCACCAGACCACCATGATTTAAATAACGGATTCTAACCCCATCCCAAAATAATTCAAAATGAGTACAAACTCCAATATCCAGCCACAACATTGTTAGTATTTTTGGTTTGACCATGTTCGTAATTTTTCAAAATCTTGAAAGATGATTTCACAAGTAGCCGATTTCCATTTACACCCGATATAATTTATTTTGGATTTAATCATTATTAAATTCCAACTCAAAAAATGGGACACATTCATCGAAATTGTCAAACAATTGTTGCCCAACATCTTCAATTCCATTTGTTAAATTTACATAAACTGCAACTTCGTATTTCCAGTTATTAACGTCATCCAATACTTGACTTATAGTTGTTATGTAATAAGAAGAATCGGATTTTCTCGATGAAACCGTATTGCACCAATCTATTTTGGGTTTAATCATTTCTATTTCCTTGAGATTAATTTGTTAAGCCAGTTTCTGATCTGAGTATTATATCTCTGATTTATGAACCGAACAAAATGAATAGGATATAACACCCGATCATACATATCAGCATCCGAATCTGTTATATCGACAAATCTTACAGTTTTAAGTTTGGGTTTAATCATGATAACTCTTGAATACGTCTTTTAACGCGGTTGGTAAAACTCGATGGATAATACTCATCCCCATTTGCTGGACTAATTGATCTATCTTTCAGAGATCGACAACACATGACACGAACATCTAGGATTCTAGGTTTAATCATTTTTCAACAAAACTTCCCAATGGTTTTTCATCCAATTCAACATCCCAGCATAAACAACAAACTGGGATGCATAATTGCACCTTGGACTTGATGGGGTAGATTGAAAAGTATGTTTTTGGAAACCATTAAACACGCCAGTTTTAATCGAATCCTTAATCATTTAATATCTTTCTCAAAATTTCTCAAATATCGTTCCACCACGTTCAACCATTTTGATTCTTGTTCTGGGGTTCGATAATAAGAATCATATTCAACTGAATTGTTTTCATCATCGAAACATTTTACCTATTTAAACATAGGTTTTATCATAGTTCATTTAACCAGATCGTAATATCGTTAACATGATCCGAATATGATTCAACATTCCACCAGCCAGTGACTGGGTTTGGTACTTCTACCATCAATACACCTCTTTGGTTGAAAATGCGCCACGGATATAACCCCAGTGGTTCTGAAAAATCTACCCAGTGAATTTTACGTTTAATCATTCTGAATAGTCTTGATCAAAAATTCTACAACCTCGTTACAATCAAAAACTGAACCAACTCTGATGGATTGTGAGAAACTATGGTCTTGATTCCATTTTCTAAATGTTAATGTCATATTGTTGAGAAATGTGGTTAAAATTATATTCTCCGATCAGTAAACGGACAAACTCATTATCTGGATTTAATGTAAACCAGTTAATTGCGGGGTTAATCATGTTACCCCGCCATTCAAACGTGTTTCTAATTTGCTGTAATAATTATCAAGGGTTTTCATAAGACCACGATGTTTAAATAAACTTATTCCCCTTACCGTATTCTGGTGATATTGATCGACTGCTTCAAGCATCATTGAACAATGGCGTTTCCCTTTAATATATTCAAACAACTTTCCAAGTTTGAATACAATATCACCATCACAAAAATATACTGCATTGATGTTGGGTTTAATCATTGTTTTAATCTATTAACTAACCAATACATTAGTTCTGGCTCATATAATTCATATTCGTTGTCATTAACGTTGTTATTCATATATGTCCGAACAAACATCCGAACGGTGGGTGGCCAAACTAATTCATCAGGATCATATCCCAAAAATATACAAAAATTAAAGTCGTTATTAACAACCGTGCCATTAACCCCTACATACACATAAATTAGATTAGTTTTTATCATGACACTTTATCAGTTAACCATTGAACCAATTCTGATTCAAAATCGGCATATATTTTCTTTTCGCGATTTCCGTTATTATTGAATTTCATAATGGTTAGTACGCATGGATAATACTCCATAAAAATTCCAAAATCGAGAACAAAAACGCCTAGTTCATCTAGTTTGCCCATTTTTACGTAAATTAGTAGTGGTTTAACCATTCAATAATCCTTTGTTTTTCACGTTCATAAGCATAGGTCAGCCACCTTGAACTATGCCCTAATTCAACCATTAGTTTGAAATCATATTCCATACCAGATCAAAGGATTTTTATACAAGATGGGAACCTAGTTGGAAACCATAACGGAGAATCAATTAAGTTGACTTCACGTAATTTTGGTTTAATCATAAGTTAGATACTTTCTTAATTCATTACATTCCATCATATCTCCATTGTATTTTCCTTGCTGAATTCCACCTAGTTCATTGATGACTAGAACTAACCGTACATATCTAAAATGCTTTGTTTGTTTATCATAATGGTGTTGTTTAGATAATTGATAATAAGTTTCTGATTTTCTAAAGTTTAGAAGTTCGATGATGGGTTTTCTCATAACTCATTTAACCATTGGTTTATTTCCTGAGTATGATTCTCAAACGGTTCATAAGTCCAATAATCGTTGGTTGGTGAATTAAACTCCAACAAAAGTTGTTGGTCATCATAATTTAAAAATATCCTGTATGCTAGTAGAGTACATCCTTTCCATATTCGATCTGGCTCTATGAAATCCACCCAATGAATCGATGATTTTTTCATAGTTCATTCAGCCAGTTTTTGACATCAGGTTTATTAAAGAATTGATCTAGTGAATTAAAGTATTCGGGATCACGGGTATTATCACGATACCAGTGAAATGCACCGCCAGCCCACCACACTTGTTTGTAAGAATCAAACACTAAATCATCATTTTGGATTCTATACCCCTTTGACAATGAAAACATATTGTCAAAAACCGTGTAGAACTCAACACCGTGGAATAACGGTTTAATCATAGGAGTTCTCGGGAAATAAACTCAAACATATTAACTGATTCATTCAATGTTTGATACAACATATGAGTTTCGGTCTGTTCCCCATTCAAAAACCGAACTTCTTTATACGAATCCGAAACCATTTCCCCATTCACGAACGTGGTTCCTGTATAACCCACACTCAATGATATAAATTCTTCGTCGTTTAGATAGAATAACAGTTGTTCAATGTGTGGTTTAATCATATAGATAATCCTGTTTTAATATATTGAATAATTTGAAACGTATCATCAATATCAAGTGAATCTATTTGAGATAGTTGATATGTTGCTGTAAAAACTTTTTCAGAGTAATGATTCCATTTCATCTTTCTTGGGTTATCCATGAGCTTAAATGACGATGACAAACTTATAGAGGTTTGGGTAGTGTACAACTTAATTCTTCGCAGTTTTGGTTTAATCATTAAGAAACTCCATTATCTGGCTTAACTCTTTCAAATCATTGCATTCAAAAACTTGCCCTTCTGATTTTGCAAAATCCCATACTTTAAGTATAAAAATAGGCTCAAGTAACGGGTTATTAAACTGATTTCGGAAGTGTGATAGCTGGTAAAACTCGGTTTCAGTTTTCCATTTTACATATTTGATAACAAGTTTAATCATATTTCAGTCAACCATTTGAATAAGAAATTCTCAAAATCTTTATATAATACCGAGCACCATCCACGATCATCAGATAGTTCGACCGAAAAATTATAATCCCAAAAAACTCTATAATAGGTGCCCATTATCCCACTACCATCCGTCGTAGTGTCCTTAAAATCTGCAAATTTTATAACGGGTTTAATCATTATTAAGGCTTTTCACGATAGTTTTACGGTGAGAGGAAAGTTCTCGTAGTTTTCAGACGATGCGCTGGATCAATTCTAGGTCAGTGTTAGCAAACAATGTCGAAGTGTATTGTTCCCATAATTAGTCGAGTTGTTCATTTAATGATTGCAACTCTGCTTTAGATTGGGTCATTTTTGATTCGTGTTTCTATATCTTGATGGGATGTTTCATTATACGTGACTTCGACTACTTAGTAAAATAGTCAACTATTTTCAGGTGGTGACAAACGACAAAAATGCCTCTACACTGTTTTTCAAGTGTAGAGGCATTTTTAGTTGTTCAGTTTGATTACTTTCCCGAAACGGTCTTAATCATTTCCATCAGCTCATCAAAAGTTTCACGGGTGCTGTCCCACGAATCATGGTCATATTCCCGTGCCCTGTCCCAGACCAGTTCCTTATGTTCGTTGGAGAATTCTGGATACCCCGAAAAAGAAATATCTTTGAATTCATTCAATGCTTCAGCGTGAACAGCAAACAGCGCACGTCTATAATTGTTGATTTCATCAGTGTTGGATTCAACCTCAACAATGTTGGAAAATGCATGCGCATCGTCACGATTATCGAAGGTAGTAACCTTGCCATTTTTTACAGCGTGATACTTAGTGATACGCACAGGTGCTGGGCCAAGTGCTGCAATCTTCGCGGCGTGAATTTCTTTGAACGTGGTCATGATGTCATTTCTCCGTTGGTTGGTTTGATTTGCATTTCTTACTAACCGATGAATCTATTATGCATCAGAAAACGCGAAATGCAAGCGCTTTCAATCAATCCCCGACGAAATCAGTCAACTAATCATTGCGTATCGTTCAGAGCCAAGTGTTTGCATCATAACCCCAACAGGTGAGAAGTCAGATGCGCCCAGAATGGCTTTCATGATAGAAGGTGAGAATCCGCTAACCAGTGCAACGCCAGACTTGCTAAAGCTCACTGGAACACCAACAGAAGCATTCAGGTTCCAGAAAATAACCTTTGGCACTTTGTAGCCAGCTTGCTCGTATTTTCGTTCAATCATTTGCATTGCAGCGTCATTAGGTTCTTTTGTTGCGACATCAAACTGCATATCACTGAAAATGATAATGTCAGTTGGCATGTCACTTTCTGGCACCTTGCCTGCAATTCCTGTTTCTAAAATTCGTTCAAAGGTTTTTTCAAGATTGGTGTTCATTCCCCATTCGAGTGATTCAACTTCACGCTTCTTTGTCAGAATTGTTTTCGACTTCAATTTCACTAAACTTGGATTTGCAGAGAACGTGCAAATCACGTCCTTAAATGCGCCAACATTCTTATCTGCAATATACAACCCAAGTGCAATACAAACTTCCATACAAGTAACTGAAGTATTATTTCCAGCACTGGTGCTCATTGAACCTGACACATCACAAACAGGCAAAATACGGCGGTTTTGTTGTTGAGCACTTTCAAGAAAATTAGGTAACGCTTTCCATTGGGCTTCAACTACTTTGGCATCATTGCCGCGTAATACATCATGCGGAAAGATTGCAGCAGCATTGATCTTTGCATCACCACTGATTAATGCCTCTTTGTATGCACCATAACCTTCTGGATCATGTTTGTTGAATGCTTTTTGATAGTTCTTTGCTGCAATACTAGGAACATGGTTGTAATTAATTTCAGTCCATTTATTGGCACACATTTTGGTTTCAACTACATTGGTAGTATTAACCAACAATTTGCGATACTCTTTTGGAGATATTTGCATGAAAATACGAAGTTCAGATGCTTCTTTGCCCTTACGTGGCATCCATTTTCCTGCTAATTGGTTTCCTGCTTTTAGTGCATCTTGAATGATTTTGAAAGCATGATGTTTGACTTGTTTGGTTTCAAAAATCAGCAGATCATCAAACCGCCCAAATTCAGGCAAGTGTGACAGAAACTTGATGAGTGATTCTGGATTATGTTTTTCAAGTGCTTTGAGACATTGGCGCACAATTTCACGTTCGCCTGCACCTTGACGAATATCGCGTGCCCATGCAAGTAGTTTCATTGCAATTGCTTGGTCTTCTTTGAACGCTTGAATAAACTTTGCCGAAATATCCTTACCACGGGATGCACCAATGGTAAAGAATAGATCAACGTGTGTATCCATACTGGAAACTTGTGTTGGCATTCCATTAGTGGTTTGGGTCAGTGGAATATGATTGTTTTGAATGTTGACTTGGGAGATAAAACGATTTGTCATAGTTGAATTGTTTACTTGAGTGTTAGTGGTATGTGCGAGGGGAAAAAAAGAAAAATGGCATCCCATTTTAATGGGACACCATATTGTTGATTAATGCAAATGTGGATGCATTAGTTCTTTTGCTTTATCGGTTAATTCTTCTTGCGCAGTACCACTGAATTCATATCCTGAAAATTCATTTGCACCAAGAGTAAAGTTTATAGATTTAACTTCAGTTCCTTCAAACTTTTCGTTTGCTAGAGATACAAGTTTTGCAAAAATTTCTTTTGGTTTTCCAGAAAACATAGACCGAGAAACGGTCATTCCAGAAAGTTTGGTAAGCGATTGGTCAAGTGATCCATTTGCTGCCAAAGTATTAATTAAGTTATTTCGGAAATCAATCTTACCTTTTGTAATTGGAATAACCAACGTACCACTTGATAAAAGTTGTGGATTTTTTGAAAGGGCAAGACCGATTTTTTTGGCCTGGGCACTCACTTCCCCATATCGTTTAAGTAGGTCTGATTTTCCAAACAAAGATTCACTAATCGGGTGTTTCAGTGATTCCGAAACAGAATCATCCAAAACTGTCTGAATTTCAGTGTTGATTTTATTAACCGATGATGAATCAAAACTCTGAAGTTTGTAAACCACGCCAGTCATTACATCGGAAACTTCAACTATTTTGTAACCCCCGCTTGCAATGGGCATAAACAAAACAGAAACTTCAATTGGTTTTTTAGTAACAGGATGCTTGACAAATACATCAACTGTTTGTTCTTCAGAATCATTGGTTTCATATACCAGTGATTCAGAAACTTTGGCCACAATGCTTTTAGCTTTTGATTCACTGATCTTGAACTTTTGCATCAGAGCTTTAACTACGATCTGGGTGGATTCGTTAACACCTTTACGTTGAACGTGAATCTTTGAGCCAATCTGATGACATTTTTCTTGAATTGATTTCTTGCTGATTTTGTCAAGTTTATCAAACTCGATTTCGGTGCCAGTTTCTTGATCCCAAATTACTTCAGGAAAGTAAGAATCAGTGTTTTCGTCATATCCGATCTTTACGCCGACCGTGACATAGTAACGATTGCCTTCACTTTCCTCAGTATCTTCGTCACCTTGAAAATATGGGTTTTCAATATCTTCTAACGTAAAATCTTCACGGGTAGAAGCAGGCACTTTACCCGCACTTTCCACTATCATCATGTACTTTTTAATATCGGCTTTTGTTGAATCAATTAGCTTTTTGCGCATTTTAGTTATTATCCTTTTGTGTTATTTTGGTTATTTATCATTTATATGAACAATAACACTTATAATGCCCAACACCATGAACACATTCAATTTCATTCGTTACTTCACCACAAACAAAACATGGTTCATACGGAATTGGTGGGACAGGTTTAGGAGGAATGTCAATACCAAAAATTTTGCCATTATCTTCAACACAAACCTTACGAACAAAAGTTACTAATTCTTGCTCAGACACATTAGCAAACCATGAGCCAAAGATGCCATTCTTATTGTTGCCGAGATATTGAACTTGATAGTACATGATATTCATTTCCTTAATCAATGAAGTGTTCGATGTTGCATTTCCATTGCCTCTGAATATGGCAGAAATGCGTGTTTAGATGTTGTTGCATCAGCGTCCAAGTTTAGCAGAAAATACTCGGACGGAATCTCTAAAATTTCATCATCATGTGTCACTTTGTAAACCACTGGATTGATACAACTGAATTGCATCATAACAGATTCTAGTGCTTTAGTAGCAACATATTCAAACGAAGGGTTCAGAATACTAGAACAAATCGTGATGTTAATTGGTTCGCCTGATTCTGGATCAAATGCCAACAAATAATCAAACTTTGCTTGCCATCCTGAAACTGGTTCAGAATCTACATTTGATTTTAATGGAGTTTCTACAACAGAAACTGATACCATTTCTGGTTGTTCAAACAGTGTCCAATTTTGGATGGTTAGGTTATTTGGAGTCATTTAGATATTCAATAATTTCTTGAGCTTGGGATTTTGAAAGCAGCACCGTATCAAACGCGGAATTATTTGTTAAGTTGAACAAATACTTGAATGCATATTTCAGTCTATACCAAAACCCTAGATCGGCAAGATGAATACAAACCTGAAAGGCAGGGTCTTGAATATCTTCACCAAATGGGTGTTTTTCAATATAGAAAATATGGTCAGGCGATTCGCACTGACACTTGAAAATTTTGGGTTTCATACTTTGATTTGTTGGTTATGAGACAGTTTGTGGCCCATATTGATTACGTTGTGAACCACATCGGTTGAACATTCTCCCAAGTCTTTGCCATGTTTTGGATCAAGAATAATTGCACAGTCGGTTAGTTTTGCTAGTTGCAATCCTGCTTTATCAGAATCACACACTGCAACGGTTTTTCTTCCGAGAGATTTTAACCACGATTTGTAACCTTCTTTTGGATTAGTTGAGTTTCCTAGTAGGGAAATACAGCATTCACCTTTGAACCATGTGATCCGTGTTGCATCAAAAATGCCTTCAGTTACAAAAATAGTTTTAGTGGTATGCCAATTAAATGTTTCAAGTCCAAATACTGTTTGGGTATTTTGAAACTCAGTCCTGATTGTGGTGTACCGACCATAAACATCATTCGACTTTGATTTACCTGCATTTGGGTTATATTGCTGTTTTCCAACAATTTTCCCACTCAGGTTATAAAGTAGAAAGGTTGCCTTGCATTCTTGTTCATCAATGAACGGTTGATGAACCTCGAAGTTGACAAACCTTTCTTTTAAATGCTGTTTAAGATCGGTTATCATGATTTTGTCAAAGTAACGGAAGATGCCCCGTAATTGGATCAATCACATTTGAATAATCTGGGCCAATTGCAACCGCAGTTTTTGTTAGGACACCATGAAACTCTGTTTTGCCATTATCTGTGATTATGGTTGTCAGGATTCCTGCATCTTTTGCTTTTTGGTGAATGTCGATTAGTTCTTGTTCAGAACTGACATACACCACAACTTTCTTAAATCCGTCATTCATCCATTGTGCGGCTTGTGGTGAAAACGGTTTTGAATGAAATTCACCTGTGTATGGATTAATTCCACCATGATTCAAGAAAACCGCCAAAGATGCATGGGCGCCCATAGCAATCATCTTGCCCTTTCGCATATTCAAATCCTTGCGGATTATGATAACTTGTTTAATGTCTTGATCCATTTTTAACCCTTCAATTTCAATCAATCTTGATTTGACCATGCTTCAGGATGGAATCAATCATCCAATCATAACCACAAAACCCTTTCGATTGGCGACGGATTTTGGCAGCTTCTTTTGCATCAATTTGTCGAACGTCAACACGGGCACACCAACCATCATCCCATGCATAACGGAAAGAACCAGTTTCCACAATCTTTTTCAACGTGTCGTTAAGTTCTTTGGATCGTGTAGATTTTACTCGGGCATACATCTGGCCTTGTCCAGACCATTGTCCATTCCATGATCCAACACGCGGCATGTTCAGTTCAAAAACGACGATCATGATTCTTACCTTTCATTTAGAACCAAGATTACAACTCAGTCCCATAGTCCTTGAAAGTAGCGCCCAAACAATCGGGTGCCGTTTGCAATGCGTTCATTATGCGCCTTTAATCCTTCCATATCAACCTTTGACTTAGTAAAATTGTCGGATATTGGCGCATCATCATCCCATTCACTGTGGTCAAAGAACTTTGTATCGTTGTCATCGTTGACGATTTGCTCAAATGCCCAGATCATTTCATCCATGACCCATTCCCAACGTGCATGGAATTTTGGATCGGTGTCACCCGTTTGTTCACACACAATGACTTCATTTTCTGATGGTCGGAGATATTCTGGAACATCATTAATATCAACGCACGGTGATCCATGTTTTTGTTCCTTCAATTTCTTCAGCATTGGCAAAATGATGAGAGCAAGGGTGTAATCCATATTCCAAACATCATAATTGTCAATATGGACTTTAACAGTGCGCTTACGCTTGTCATAAATCCACTGACAGAAATTGTTAATGAATGGGAACTTTTCATCAATGTATTTTCCAATCTCGAATAATTTGTCTTCGTCTTTGATGAATGGTTTCAAAAACAACTCAGTAAGTTGGAAAACACCAAAGTAGTTGATATAAGGGCCGATTTTTACTTTCATGTTGGTTCGCAGTATGGAGTAATTGAAGTGTTGGTTTTTGAAGTTAAAATTTCACCAGTGTATTTGTCAGTAGTAATTGCTTGAACATAATAACACACTGAAGTTTCAGTTACGACTTTAATGATCTGGTGGATTTCAGATGCTTTATACTTGTTGAAATCATGACTTGAACTCCAAAGCATCATGTATCCGAGTGTAAAAACACTTGCCATCAATGCTGAAGCATACAGCCATTTTCCCGCTCTTTGATTGAATGTTTCTTGTTCCATTTTGTTTTTATTGTTATAGATGGAACGATATTTAGATTTTATTTGGTAGACATAACCAGTAAAGTAGTAGGTTCAGAATAATCCATTGTCCAGATTTTGGATGATGCTATATTATGATTATCAAACAAAAGTGGTTCATTTGTTTCTTTATCACGAATCCAATGATCTTCGGAATCATCCCAGACTCTGACTTTAATTAAGTCATTTTGAAATGCTTTCATAATGTTGACCCATATTTGTTTTTCACCTTTGTATTGCTCAAAGTCGCTGATAATAACATATCCTCTTACGGTCAGAATAGCATAAAGCCAGAATGCAAGACGTTTTGAAGTATATTCCGTTGATGTGTAAACCAACGAAACTTGAAGTTGTTTGGATTGGTCAAAATCTGGAACAACTGCGCGGCGATTGAATTCAATTTCAGTACAAACATCTTGGTATTCGTTTGGGTTGTCTTTTGATGCGGTTGTTACTTTTGCAAAACCATGCGCTTTATTCAACCAAAAATGATATTGACGGTTTGAAATTTCTTTTGCACCAAGATTGTGACAAACTCGATTTAGATTCTCTAAGCTATTTTGTTGCACATTACCAAACATTGAATGGTCAAGATCAGTCAAGTTTAGGTGTGGATTTTCAGATAAGAAACCAGATATTTTCATTTCAGAATGGTTTAAGTACGGCATCAGACGTGTTCAGATAATGCTTCAACACCAAACTGTAAATTTAGTTTAAAAATATCCATCCAGTTTTCGTCAATTTCTTTCCAAATACGATTGGACATTACAATATGTGGTTTAATTTCACCTGAGTTTATCTTGCCAAGGAATATCTCAAACTTACTAAAACATTGGAATTTTAATTCAGAATAAACTTTGAACGAATAACCTTTCTTTGATGAAACCTTGATTAGTTGCCACACATTTTGATCTTCAAAAACAAAACTACCATCATGTAAGTACCAAATAAAATTGTCAGAATCATTAAACACGAAGGCAGAATCTCTGTTTGTTGCGGATGGGTGGAGCGTTCTTTCCATCTTTCGCAACAAACTTGAAATTTCTGTTTGAACGTTTGGTTGTTTATTGTAAGCATTAATTGTGCTCAATTGATTGATGGCTTTGATTTCATTTTCAGGCAAGTTCAAAACAGCAGAACCAAATAATGCATAATCGTTCCATGATGGCGTGATATGTTTTAATTCATCGGTCTGATAATCAATCTCAAGAATCTTATACAAATAAATTTTGTTCGACTTATTCAATGATTGCACATGCCAAACATTATCAAACCATTTTGTTTTATCTTCTTCCCAATACCTTGGTTCTTGATCCAAATGAACAGTGATAATGTTGTCAGTTTCATTGTGAACAATTAAAAATCGATTCGTTTCAGAGTGAATCCACTCATACACTTTTACCAGAGAAGTTTCCATTATTGGCTTTTTATTGGTCAGTTCAGACAACAACTTTTTGCCAATTTTAGAAACAAACGTAAACTCAACGCTTGGTTCACAGACAATAAAATTGTAGATGTAATTTAAGGACATGATTTTGGACAAACAAAATAACCATCCTCTCAGATCGTAAGAGAGGATGGTTTAGTTGGAATTAGTTTTCGTTTTTAAGAATGAGGTCAGCGTAAAGCCAAACTCGGGCAGTGAGTGAATTATAAAGATTCCAGACCCCCTTTTCTGCAAGGGAATTGTTTACGATGTTTGAAAGTGCTTTCACGCTTTCTTCACCGATTAAATCGCATTCGTCCGCACATTTGATGCGGTCAAACCAATTTGCAATGATGTTTGCTTGTTCTTCGGTGTATTTGCACTGAAGCATGGTAACAATATCGGAACGCCATTGATAGTATTCGGATTCAAACATTTTCAGTCACTTTTTGATGGTTGGTAAAGATTTTGGAAACTGCGGTGGGATTCGCACCCACGAAACACCATTTTGCAGATCGCTCCATTAGACTACTCTGGCACGCAGTTGTTTGGTTGATTTTAGGACAGGTTACAGTTTTGGTTTTCAAGAATTGTAAAACATGATTGCTGTTTGTAACCTTACAAAATTTTGGCACCCCTGGGAGGAATCGAACCTCATACCATCCTCCTAACTTTAAGGATCGGCTTAGAAGACCGATGTTAGGCTCAGGGGTTTTGTGAATTTGGTATTTGTAAAAACTTGCTTATTTTGTATCAGAAAAGCTCTTACAAATACCATCAATGTATTTAACGTGGTAGGCCGTGTTGAGTTTGCATCAACACCTTCCAAATTATGAGTTTGGTACACTACTGATTATGTTAACGGCCCACAATGATGTTATTTACTTCGTGGGAGATTCTTTCTCCCACGCTAGATTAAACAATGAATTCTGCCCAACGCAGTTCTTCGATCAGTTGAACAATCGCAGCACGCTTTTCAGCGGCCATTACGTTGCTCATGGGAGAACTAGACATAGAAGTGTTTTGCATTGCAACCATAATTTCACGGGTCAATTGTGAAACCCAGTGTTCAACCACTTCTTTTGCGTCAACATCCTTAGAAGGAAACTTATTCAGATGGGGCAACATACCACCGATGATTTGCAATTGTGCTGCTGCGCGAGTCATCTTGTCGCCCCACGTGAGTGCATGGAACGGATTCTTTTGGATGTCGGCAACAGCTTCGTCAATTTGCTTTTGAGCCTTCGTTTGCGCCTTGGTCAACAGAGAGATCAAAGCGGCGATGTTGGTGGTCTTGGCGTTCATGATGTTTATTCCTTTTGCGTTCGGTGTTTTGGTTCGCACTTCTTGCTAACCGATGAATCTATTATGCATCAGAAATCATGGAATGCAAGGACTTTTGTGTAAAGGTTGATAATTTTACTCAGAAATTTTGATCCCGAACTTTGCGCAGGCTTCGTTGAGCAACCTATAGAACTTTTCTTTGTATTCTTTTGAATCACCGTAACAAGGCCAGCTCAGGTTTACACCAATGTATCGAACGACATCATCCGCAAACGTGGCACGCACATCGGTTGTTTCAGCATACTCGAACCGATAACCAGGGTGCATGGCAATAACAGCTTCAACGATTGACAGTGGAACTTCAAGACCAAAGTAATCGGAAAGCATGTCTTGATAGTCGGTGGCAGGGGTTTCATTAAGATGGTTCATAATTTGTTCTCGGTAAGGCGAATGTCAATTCTTTCAATCATGGGATCCATCCATTCCTCAAAATCATCATTTAAACACCAGGATTGGATACCTTCAATATCATCGGTGAAAATTCTGTAAAGGAGAAATTCCATTCTTGCTTTCCACTTGTCATCATTTTGTTTTAGAAGTTGGACAACAGAAGAAAGTTGGCCGTCATTAATTTGGGATGATATGATTTGTTTCCCTTTTCAAAGTTGTTGGGTTTCGTAATACGCGACCATTGCATGGTAACGATCAATATCGTTTTGATTCTCGGGACGATTTCTCAATCCACTTTTAAGATTTTGTAAAACTTCGGCATTGTGTGAATTTGCAGAATTAACTCGTTCATCGCGGTCTTCAATTGACTCAAGATATGGTTCAAGAAGTTCCCAAACAACATAACCATTTTCGTCAGTTGACAGAACAAAATCACGATTTAGCATTTCAATGCGTTGTTCTTTGGTCACATCTTTATCGTAATGTTGTTCGACAACATTCATGAAAATTTGCTGGGTTCGTGGGAATTCCCGAACATCGAACCCCAAACGTGATAGAACCATTCGGTCATAACGGTGTGTGGTTTCGTTAGTTTTCATAATGCTTTTCTTTCAATTAGTTTTGTTGACGTTGAAATTACTCAAATGTGAAACAACACCCGATTTATATTAAAAGACCAGTCTGAAACATAGGCGCCGCCAACTTCAATTGGAAAACGATCATCAGTTTCGTCAATATCCGTCACTGTTACCTCTTTCGCATCAAACTCAACCCGTTCAGGATTGCCATTGTGAACTGTAATGACGATCTTGTCGCCAACCTTGAACATTTTACGAATTTGTTGTGCGGAAAGTTGTTGCTTGATCTTCATATCAATTTCCTTTACTGTTAGGTTAGAGGTTCTTGTGAACCGATGAATCTATTATGCATCATCATTTCAACAATGCAAGTGCTTTGTTGTAAACACCGACAATTTTACTCAACATCTTCGTCATCGTCCTCGCCGTACCGTGCTTTGATCTCAGCATTGATGCCAGCGTTCACGGTCTTGACCATTTCAAGAAAAGCCGAACCAATGTTGTTTGAATAGTCTTGTGAAGCATAGACCATAGGTGACAGCTTGGTGTTCAGATCATCCAACCCACGATGGATATATCGATGATCTAATTGAAGTTTGTAAAGTTGAAATAACTCAGGCATTTTATTGAAATCACCAGAAACCATTGTTTGGAGAATATCAATCACTCCATTAGGTGAACGATACAAACTAGAAATAAAACTTCCTTCAGAATCTCCAATTCGATAACCATCCAGTGATTCAATTCTCCAAAACACAAATTCTAGCAATTCAGGTGGAACTTCTTTTGTTTCATCGCCGAGTTTAGAAAGTTTTGATTTAACAAAGTTCTCAAAATAATTATATTGGTGATAACTCACACCATCCCATGCTTTTTGATCTGAAACCATTTCAATCAAAAACTCAGCAGATTTTTGATGCATGACTGCAAATTGGAATTGACGTGCATCATGTTTGTAATTTCTGACAAACAATCGATGTTCCACTGTCACCATCCAAATTTCATCCCAAACACCAATGAGTTGTTCAAATGAGTATTCAGAATCAGGTGAATACAAACTTGACATATTAAAAGCAACATCGTGATATTCATTTTTCCCTTGTTTAGTTTTGAATGAATCTTTGAGAAGTTTATTGAACAGAAACTTTAGAGATTGGATATTTTCAGGTGAGTTATCAAGTTCAAACTTCCCATAATCGTAATATGTACCAGTGATTAGAGGGGCATAATAACCCCAGAAACAAGTTGGATAGCAAGTAGTATGAGCATGACCAAGAACTGAAGTTTCAAATGAATTATCAGGTTAAATCAATTGAATTTCGTCATACGTGGATTGCTGAATAATAGGGAGAATGATGCACTTGGCACCAGGAATAATGGTTTGTTGAGAAACGAAGCAAGTGGCATTGAATGAACCCATGATATGTGTTAAGAAATTAAGTTGTTGGAAAGAAGTGGTGACTGTAATTGATTTGATGACGGATGTGTCTAGAAGTTGAGTGATTTGTGTGGATTAAAAAGAAAAGCCGATTCCCTATTTTTCAATGGGTGATCGGCTTTATTTGTTTTTGGGGATTTTACAGGCGAGATATGCCATTGATGATTGGTTTAGGTGTTTCTTAGTGAAAAATAAAATTCGCATAATTTCTCACTTGGCAATTATTGACTTACATGAAAACCCAAACATTTTGTCTAACCAATTATTTTCATTAGTCACTCACTTATGCATTCATAACAACAGCAATCATTGAGATATACAGAACTGAGTTGCTAACGCAACATCAGAAATGCTTCGCATTGAATTAATTCCGCTGCGCTTCATTAATTCAAGTTTGCTCGCATTTGTTTCTTTCATAATCTATTTTGTCTCCCTCATTCATTAAACACCAACATAACAAATTATAGAAAGATGTTGTTAGATGACTCACAATAACAACAATTATGATGCATTCATTTTAATTATTTCTGACTTACGTCTAATCAATCAAAACAACATTCATCATGTACTCATTCAATCAATCACTACAAGAACATGCATCTATAACAATCAATGTTATGAATTAAAAACACATCATGGAAGGAAGATGGCGAGTAAATGTAGGAAAAATCCAAATAAAAAGCGATTAAGAAATCATGCTGAATCCCAAAACTATGAGAAACAACACAACTTCTTAATCGCTTTTAGATAATTCCCCAAACACATTTACTCACTCATTTTCGCAGAGCTGTATAACATATTGTTTTAACCAATATGCATGGACTGGGTGGTTATTAGCCACAGGCGACCAGAACAAGATTTTCATAATTGTCATGGGTCAACAATTATGTGGTGGAGGATTGACTATGTCTCACCAACTTTGCATTTTTATTAATCCACTTAAATGCAAAGCAAAACAGTTATATCACGGTTTGGAATAATAGATTTTGCTGTTCTGGCTCTTAATCTATCCCGTGGCCGCCCTTTGTCGCAATTATCATGACGGCCCAACTTTACAAGGGGTAACGAACAATTTAGACGTTTTTGTAAACAAACCCCTTTTCATGGAACTTTCGTTCCAACAACCAATTAAAATGATGGGAAACATTACTTGCAATGGCAAGATGTTTTAATGGCACCGCTGTGGATTGGGTGTCCCATCAAGTCGTTAGATAGATCAGCTAACTTATCCTTTACCGTCACTACACCAATGAGAACGGATTTGTGGACGGCTTCCAGGTGCCGCATACCCAAATGATCTATAAGTTTATTTAGTGTGTTTGTTTTAAATGTTGCCTACAAGGCCATTTTTTGATGTTTTTTTGAAAACACCGCAGTCACAAACGACAAATGGGTCAGTCAAGCAATTAAGCTCAACCGACCCATGTATTAAAACATAAAACTTAGTTGTTTGTCAAGTGTTATTTTGAATTATTTTTACATTAACACCTGAAAGTTTTGAAGAAAGTGTTGGAGTGAACTTTGATGGTTCGTCTATCTGGTATGCCACTTTTTCAACTTTTGAATTTTGGAAATTTTGTTCTACCCATTCAATTAGTATCTGGGTTATTTGTTCTGAGTTTATGATTAGAGTATTTTCAATATCTTTTGAATTCAGTTTTTTCGTTGTTTCCACTGTGATGCACTTTCTTGTTTGATCGTGAACATATTTAAGTCTAACAACGACAAAAGACCGTGAAATCACGGTCTTTATTATAACCCGTTATTGGTTGGGTTCGTGTAGAAGATCAATGAATTGTTTGAACTTTGGCTTCAATACTTGAATCTCGATTGCAAGATTTGCCAATTCATCAAGACTCAAATAACACCACGTTGAAGTATCACGCATGTCAAAAAGAACACTGTATTCTGGATCGCTTTGTGCAACTTCAGCATCGATACAGAATGCACAGAATCCGTTATCAACTAGATTGCACAGAATGGGGAATTGATCTTGAATCGATTCTGGCAATTCTGTAGATGACGTGATTCCATAAAAAGGATTCAATTCACATGCAGAAAACTTGGAGAAATATGGGAAAGTCATGATGGTATATTGAGGTTAAGGGTTAATCGACAATTTCAATGGTGATTTTAACTTGTTTACCGAGCAAAGATTTTAGAAAATCATGTTGTTTAGTTTCATCCCATGATTGAAGCCAAATAAAGAAACAAGGGTCAACCTTATTTTCGTTTCCAAATTCAACAATTAATTCGCATTCTTCGTTTTCATCACCAAAAATATCAAGGGTTTCGATATTTTCAATCTTTTCAGTGTGTTCAAATACTGTGGTAGTCATGATGGTATATTGAGGTTAAGGGTTGGAGTATCCGTGCGCCGAATACAAACTTTGAAAAGCGGGAATGTTTGGATATTCTGTTGCCAGAAAATGAATGATACTATCAAAACTATTTGAACAACATTCCGCAGTTCCCATTTCAGAAACAACGATCTGATTTTCAAAGTTTTCAAAATCAAACAATCGTCCAGCACTTTTGACTGAGTAATGAGCTGTTGAATACTCGGTTAAGATAGGAACGTGCTGTTCGAGTTCAGTGACAAGTTGTTGAAATTCGTCCTTCATTTTACTTCCTCGCAGTTGCAAAATTCCAAAGATTTGATGTGTTCGCCATATTCAGAAAGATATTGAATGGCAAGATCAAAGAATTCAGTTTGAGAAAGGTGTTGAACAGATTTACTTGGATAGTAATATCCCAGAATATCTTCCGCCACCCAGGTTGAAGATTTGTAGTCTCCAACCATCGTGATGTTTCCAATTTTCATCTTTTTAATCATCAGATGCCATCCTTTGAGTTTGAACGAAAGTCTACCATACGTCCACCAGCATAGAATGCAATTGCAATGAAAGCGTTATTGACTGAGATAACATCTTCGTATTCCTTTGCCACAAATTTCTTTGCAGCTTCAAGAACACTTTTGATGTTGTACACAACAATTAAGTACCCATGCTTCAACGATGTTTCAGTTTGTAAGTAAACTCATTCATTTTCTTCTAACGATGTTTGAATTCCATGAATTTCAACACTTTGGATTTTACTGGAAGACATACTAGATTCTCACAAACCAGATTCTGGAATATAGGCAATTTGCGACAAGGTTGCACTATCGCAGTTTAGTACCTCATCACGATAGCCCATCAGGTGATCACATGCAAGTTTGAGAAGTGAAGCCTCGTCAGTCACAAATCGAATTTTGAACCAATGTACGAACTTTAGGTCTTCCATCAAAACCTCTTTGGTTTCAATGCCATCATCACATACGACGTTTGCAATGACGATTTTTTCAATGTTGTCAAGATTCATAATTTGCTTTCAAAGTAAGGTTGTTTTGATGTGTCCAACTATAGATCATGTATTTAATGAATGTCAAGAAATAGTTGATCAATCTTTGTGGGTATTTTAGCTGCCCACCATCGAAGTCGTGACTGTAATGAGTCCCCAAGTATCGGCATATCGTGACGTGCTGGGTTCAAGAATGTTAACGGTGCATCTTGACCCAGCACTTGCAATAATTCTAGATTTCCCTGCATCGGGTGTTTCGTAAAATGTTACTTTGATAACAAGTTGAGAACCATTATCACCATTCAGGGTTTGAATTCCGTTGGTATTCATTTGAATTTTGATACCACTAGAATTGTAACCTAATAGTCTCTGGGATTGTGGCAAGTTTAATCCCAATATCGCAAAAACCACTTCTTCACTTGACGACAATGAATACCATCCTTTGTTTGTCAAATAAACAGAAGGTGTAGGCAATCCAGAACCAATTCTAGTGATTCCAGTATATTCTACGTTTTTGATCGAAACTGAATCATTTGACACTGGTGAACTTAAAAACACAGAACCACATGCAGTTGCAAGGTAGTTGAATAATTGGTTAATCTTTGCAACATCACCTGTTCCACCTGTTGGATGGAACGGAGTCACTTTGATTTGTCCACCACGATTAAAAAAGTATCTTGCTTTATCTGCGCTTTCAAAATCAATGGTGTAAGTAAATTCGACCTGTCGTTTCCAAGGACTTGTGTAGGTTATTTGGTATTGTGATGTTTGTCCTTGTGCAATCGCATTCAAACTGTTTTCCATCAATGAATCTAAGTTGGTTTGAATGTTTGGAAGTGCTTTGACTTTTATTCCAGTGGCAGGAACGGGATAAGACACGTTGTTAATTGTTCCCGTCATGGGCAATACAGTTGTGCCTTGATGTAAACCTACCGTTGTAATTTCAGACAATATAGTATTCCAATCACTTGCCGTCACTGAATCACCATATTCTTTGGGAGTTAGCGTCAATACTTTACCATATCCATATTTTCCATAACCTTCACTGATTAGTGAACCTAGATTGGATACCAAATGATCATAATAACTGCCATCTTCGGTGCCTGTTAGAAAGGTGTTGAAGTCTTTTGCTTCAATCAATGATCCTGTTTGATATGTCATACTCTAATCATCACTGAAGCAAGGAGTGTAGTATTTGCACCAGATTCTAGTGCTCGACCAATGGACGGTTTTTTGTCATCAATTTGAGGGATTGCTATTCTTGCACAACCATTTTTGCCAGAAACTAATCTTGCAAACTTGGTAACATTTCCAGAAACTTTAATTGGAGTTCGACCTGCAATGACAATTGGAATCATGACTGATTGCTCACTTGATGCTTTTGAAACAGCATTCATGACGAATCCTGGCTTGTCAGAAACAACCCCAAATACCTCATCACATTCTGTTTCTAGTTTGGTGACTTCAAACTGTCCGCCGAGTTTCACCAATGTTCCTGGCTGATATTCATAATCAGATTCATAGCATTCTGCAATATCGGCATATGTGCTGTCAATTTTAGCACCAGTTGCCAACGTCCATACACCCCGAATAGTGCCACCAGCACCAGTATTTCCGAGATAATTGGTTAGAATTTGGTTTGTAGTTAATGTATTAACTCGGGTGCTATTGTTCCCACCAATGTTGCCTGTGTAGGTTGGCAAATATGCTGCGACTTGTGTGTTACCGTATGCACTTGAACTTGAGGGGACTGGTGTACCATCAGAATAATAAAATGCATCTGCAACCACTTGTCCAGTGACTGTGATGGTATTAGCACCAGTGACGCCATTAAATGCCCATTGTCCAGTGATTGTGCCATCGGTAGATGATGAGCCAGTAGTAATTGCAGTGGTTTTAAGAGAGCCGACATTGGCTTGCCCCGTGACTGTACAAGTATTTGAAATTGCAACTGTGGTTAAATTAGCAGTTCCGTTTGACTCAATGATGCTGAATTGAAGTTTATTCCCACTTGAACTAGAAATGATGTTTCCAGAAGCAGTATGAGTCCCAACAACTGTGATATTTCCCAAAGTCACATCGCCACTTGAAGTAACAGTGCTTAAAGTCATCCAAGCATTTTGGGGAGCCTTATCATACGGACAAACATTTAATGTTGACGTATTGGTGTTGTACCACAGTTGTCCTTTGAGTGCGTTACTCGGTGGAGTATCATCTGCAAAATTTTCAATGATTCTGACAAATGCAGTTCCTTGAACTTGACCATACCCAGGATAATTTCGCCCAGGTAAACCAACCGAACAACTGGTGGTGTTAATAGTACCATCTTGAATGGTAGTTAATGTAGTGCCATTTGCACGAATAATAATGTATGCCATTTTTAGATTGTTACCATATTAGTGAGTGATTGAATGCGAATAACATATTCAACCATAATTTGACGATTCAGTGATTTTTGTACAGGATGAAAAATCACATGGGTTAGAAGTTTGGTTTGTTCATTGCCTGCACCATCAACTCCCCAATTTGCAAGAATACCAATCTCATCAAAGACGAATGAACTTTCATTTTGGGTTGCATTATCAAACGCCATTTGTCCTGCGGGTTCACCATAATCCAATAGACATTCGATTAAAATGTCGGTATACACTTTCCCACTCAGGTGAGATATTGACATTTTGTTTCTGGTTGGATCATTGTTCAGAACACTTGTATCATCGATGATTTTAGAATAGGTTTGATTGTATAAGGCAGCATTTTGTCCAGTTGCATTTGGTGGCAAGTATGAAATAACACCAGTTACATCAACCGAGCTAGCACCATTTCCAAAAGCCATTCTAAGAATTGATCCATTTGATCTTGATGCCAATACGTTTGCAATGGCAATTGACATATTCTCATAATTGATTGCATTCTTTTTACTGATCAAAACTTCATGGGTGTTGACATCTTTAATTGTCAAAAACCCTTCAATGCCAACACTTTGCGCAGCAAGTGGTTTTAATTTTGGTTTGAATTTCATGTCATTCAGTCTCCGCGCACTTGTCTTACTAACTTATCATCAAGTTTTATTTTGACAGAAGTGCTATAGGTTACACCCGAAACTTCTTTGAATGTCTCTGAAGTCTTAGGTGGAGTTTGTTGTTTTTTAATTGTTTTCATAATTTTGCTGTATTTAGGTTTGATACTAGCAAAAAATAAGGGGCATAGTATTAAGTTACTATGCCCCTTATTGTTTTTGTGTTATTTGTTAGTTAGAAACATTGCTGGATAAGTTTCTAACAGTTGTAATGGATCAGACATTTTGAATCCGTAGTTGTCTACATTATCAAGAATCGCCGTATTCCAAGTAACTGAATTGTATGATGGATCAAGTTTATTAGAATCAAGAATTCCGTAGATAAGTGATCTTGCTGCAATCGCTTCACGAATTGGAGTGCAATTTGTTCCACGGGTTAGTCCAGAAATTGTATTGGTTGTAAAATTGATATTAGAGAATCTAATCATTTCACCATTAACCAACACATAATTTCCTTCATAGGCATATACCACCAAACTATCACCAGAAGAAACTTCACTTGATGCAATCATAATAGTTGGCATCAATTGAATAAGTTTCAATGATAGTGCATCATCTGAAATCCATTTTCCAGTTGACCTATTGAATACCTGAACACCGACAATTTGAGTTCGATTCACTTCAGGTAACTCGATATTTCCAGAATATGTTTTTTCAAACACAGAAGGCTTGACTAATCGAGTAACATCAAATACCTGAATCTCATTTGCATCAATATCTACGTCAGAATAAACCCATGTTTGTGTTGACGATGGAACACGATATGTTACTTCGTTTGCCATCGCATCAACCACCGTTCGGAATTTAACTGAATCTGGGCATTCTCTGGCACTTGCTTTAGTGATAATGACATGATCACCAGTAACAATCTCGGTCAAAATACCAATACGGTTTCCAGAATAGACTTTGATGTTGGGTTCAAACAAACGATAACCATTCAGAGTTACCCACAATCTTGACGGATTGATTACAGTTTCGTTCTCAAATGAGAACAAATTATTCAACCACATAAAACCACCCGATGCACCTGTTACTATTCCGTTAGAATCCACTGAAACATGACCAACATCAGAATTCGTTAGAATAGTGATAGTGTCAAGTGATGAATCGCCCAAACTGGTTGTAATTGAACTGATTTTGTATTCATTGCCGTTTAATCCGATACCATTGCTTCCAAAACCATCAATTAAAACAATGTCATTGACCGAGAATGTATGAGCAGTCTTTTCAACTTCAAGCGATACCCCTGAATCAGTGGCAATCACTCTTAAAATTGGAACAACTCTTGCACTCATGGTTTCTAAAGTTGTTAGTTGTTGGTTTTTGATGTTATCGAAAGTAGTTAGAGTAACCATGTCCCCATTTGAACATCCTGAACTCAATACTAAACTTCCACTTGAAATAGTGTACTCAGTTGAATAAAGTCTTAGTCCATTCTTACAAACAATCGCATTATCTGCATGGTCAGAAGAAATAGAATAACCAAACTCAAAAGTAGTTTGTCCAGAAGTTGCCACAAATTCATGGGGCTCTGCAAGACTGTATAATCTCAGGTAAACCTTGTACTGTGTTCCAAATGCGTTCACCGTTAGCGAAGTGCGATTAGTGAGTGTGAAATCCGAGGTTTCAACACCATCCACTTTAACTACCAGCGAATCATATGATGCATGTTGTGCAACTGAATTTGGAAGTGTAATGATATTAGAACTAGAAGTTACTATTTCAGGAACTCCAAAATCCTTCAACTTGATTCTGACGTTTTGATTTTCCACCACTGAAGTATCGGTAATAGTTACAACGCCATTTAACACTGTCCATTCAGTTGTTTCCACCCATTGCTCAGTGTCTAGGTTTTGTAAGAATACTTGACCCCACGTAGACGTGAAAAACTGCTTCAAGCCGTGCGTCAATGTGAATGATTGTGGTGCCACGTTAGTTGTCACAAATTCTGCAACATCTGCCGAAGGCTTGCCCATAATGGCAAATGCAACATAGTCAACATTCGGATCACCTGCTACTGAAAACACTAACTTACAGTAACCGTCATCAGTGAATACCAATTCATAATCAGTTCCTTGAACTTGTTCAACCCCATTTCTGAAAACAGGATGAATACAATCAATAACTCTTGATGCCTGAATGGGCACGCGAATTTCGTTTCCAATAGAAACTGGTAACATCAATGTGTTTGCTTTGAATATCTGATTTCCACCACCTGATTCAAATACTTCAACAATTGGGATGGTTGTCATGCCATCAAACACCCCAGTAGTAAACGTGATAGTTTGGTTTCTCCAATCAATCGTGTATTTTGAAGTGTCTAATAAAGTTGCAAAATTAGTTTCAGTATTTTCTGAATAAACTTGCAACAACATCGGACATGTTACTTGATTTGCAAAAGAAACCTTGTTCTCAAAGATACTAGGTCTAAAACTTACTTTCTTAAACCCATTTGCTTTATAAACAGAATGATAACCACCAAAATCACCACTAGGTGTTGAATCAACTGTGATTGAAATAGATTCTTTGACAATACCCGAAACCATTTCTTCAGGGCTATAACCTGCCTCAAATGATTCACCAACCAACGAATATGCTGATTTGTTATTGATAATCTTAGTTTCATTATTCCAAGTAACGCCATCAGCACTGATTAGAATGGTTTTATCATCGCCAATTGCAACCCATGTAGTAATTGAATCAAAGTATTTCACTTTTGTTAGGTTTGACGTGGTTAACGAAGTAATTTGTGTCCAAGTATTCAAATCACTTGAAACAAACATTGTTCCTTCTGAACCAACAACCACACAACTTGTTCCACTTGAAGCAATACTAACCAAATCAGTATTAGGAATGATTTGAACCTTCTCCCAAATTTGAGGATGGGTTGAAGTCCAAATATATCCATTAGAACTACAAGCGACTATTTTGTTAGCAAATACTGTGAAGTCAAAAATGGTTTCTTGTCCGAGCAATGATGAATCAAGTTGTTGCCAGATTGTCAAGTTCGATTCTGGATCAATTGTTCCAACAATGACAACAGCTTGGTCACTAGGGAATGAAGTTTCATCTGCTTGTGATAGCAGTTTTGCTGTACCTGTTACCAAGTATCCCTCAAATCCACCCACAATCGAAATCCATTCAATGGTTTTCAATGAAGGTTCAATCCAGTTTGCGTCAAGTTCAAATGCAACTTGCCAAGCATCATTTTCATATTCACTGATATTAGAACCAATTACAAAGCGTTTCCCATTGTGTTCAAACACTTGAGTGATATTAGAACAAGTTGAATTTTCAGGCCTGTCCCATGATCCTTCAGTGGTAGGCATAACTGAAGAAAGTAATTCGGAATCAGCAGTAATTGATGATACCAACCATCCTTCAGTAGATTTACAAATACTGGTTACACCAATATCAACTGAATCTGAAAGATCAATTGTTTTTGTCCAAGATACTTGTGGGATGGTTGAAACTAATAGCTGAGACTGTGAACCGTTATTTGCAATCACAAAAAGTCGATTAGAAGAACTGTCATACTCACAATCTACCAAGTTTGTCTCAATCTGATCAAACTTGAAACTTTGGACTTTAATATCTAAACCAAGATCACTTGCAAATGGATTGCCAAGATAGGTTGGTTTTGAATAACTAACACCCTTCATTAACTGTGACAAATCGTTTCCTGCCATTCCTGGTGTTGGTGCATAGTACGCAAAGATTCGATCAGTTGCATTTAGTCCAGCACTTCCACCAGTAATAGCTTCCCAATTATCGTAGTCGAAAATTGCATCATTGTTACTTGTCAAACACTTATACAACTTACCTTCATATGTGACTAAACTCTGAGAATAATTGGTAAACTCTCCGACATATCCTAGTACATCTGAACTGACCAATGAATACTCGAAATCAGAAACTACCCCCGCATTTGAAGGATATTTGAATAACTCAATTTCAGTGTCAGAGATAACACTAACATAGTACGAAGAAACTTTGTTATTACAAAAACCAGTTGCGGTAAATGCTCCGATTCTACCCCCAGAAAAAGTGTATTCTACTTTAATTTGAATATCATTCTCTGGTGAAATGCCACCAACATCAGTGCCTAGAATAGTTAGGATTTGCCCAGCACGATAACCAGAACCTGCTTGTTCAACACCACTTGAATCAAACGCGAGTTCAACCGCATATTGTTGTTTCACTTGGTTAGATTCAAAAACAGGGGTGTAAACATTGAATTCTGCGCCTGAACCAAAGGCTGTAACTTGATGAGTAACATTCTCAAAAGATTCAGGTAATTGATAGAAATAGATTTTCTCGTTATCAATTTCAGCGGGGTTTAATCCACCATTATATTCCACTGTCAGTTTAGTGGTTTGGGTTGAAGTTGTTGGTTGTGTTACCCCTGTTACAGAAATATGCCCCGCAGTAGTTGAGTTCTTTGCAAACCCACTCACACGAAGACTTACTTTTCCTGAACCATTGATACTCATTCCTGATACTGCACCAGTGCCTGAAACAACGCTTGAAATAACCAAAGTTGCATCGTTGTCAGGTGCCAAACCACCCAAATCAGTGCCCAAAATAGTAAACGTATCACCTTCACTATATCCATTGCCACCTGACCATGCAGAATCTAACAAATATGTGTTAGCTGGTGGAACATTTCTATCATACCGAGTAACATTTACCACAGCCCCTGAACCTGTACCAATAATGTTTGTTGGTACAATCGCAGAATAATCAACTGTTTCTGAAGTTCCAATCTTTGCTGGAATACCCGTATAAGAATATGCTAGTATTGAACCTGAACTTGTTTCAGAATCAATGACCGTTATATCATCAATTGAAATAACAACATCATTGATAACATTAGCCCCACCCAAAACTGAACCAGAAACTAATAACCGATCACCAATTTTATAACCAGTTCCTGAATTTGAAACTGTTACCACATAGTTTTCAGTATTGACTCCACCATATTCGGTCGCATATACTTTAATTTGTAATCCAGAACCAGATGTTGGGGCATTTGGGTACAATGTGGGTTGGTCAAAAATAACTGAAGAAAATAAAGAACTTGATGAGCTTGCCATTGTTCCTAGTTTCTTCAACGTATTTTCTAATGAGCCAGCATAATATGCACCCGATTCCCATTTACTAACTTTTGATGTGAAACTGGTTCTATCAAACCGTAACGTGGTTGCAAGTTTACGAACATTGTCAGCCTTACCTGAACAAATTGCAAAAGCACCTTGACTTAGAGTAAACCCGTTTGTCCCTGAAACGGAAATGAAATCAATTCGATGAATATCATTTTTGGCATCTTGTTCCCAAACATAAAGTGCAACGTCTTGGGTGTAAGTGGAATCATTCAAAGAGGATGAAACCACACCCAACCAATAATGCTGTCCAGAAACTAGACCATTTATTGAAGATAACCCGTTTGTAGTATATTTGATTAAATCACCTGTTTCAAACGGGGTTGCAGTAAACACTCGAATGGTTTTTGCTGAAAGATTTACATAACCAGAAGTAAATGAAACACTGAATGCTGGATCGATATTGACAACAGGCAATGAACGAATTCCAACACCTTGTCCAGAAACTGTGATACCAACGACTCCACCATTTGCCAAATATGCTTTGCAATAATATGGCTTAGATGGTTGAATTGTTTGCGAAGGATATGACAGTTTAACCTTTGGGGTTGAAGTATATCCTCTGCCTGAATTCATGACCATGATTGCTGGCATTGAGAAAAGAATTTCAGAATTTGCAGCATGGGATGTTATGTTTGTATCATTTGCACCACGGCTTAATCCATAAACAATACCATTAACACGATCAACAGATGTGTAAGTTATTTGTTCAGAATCAATTAGAAGTGTTCCAGATACAGGTAATCCATTTGCGTTATCAACGTATAACTCAGTATCTTTGGTTCCGATGTATTTGACCAAGAATGAGATTGATTGCCAGCCTAGATTCTTCAATTTCAAATCATAATTTTCACTCCAATTTGTGTATTCAAAATTGCCCCACATAGAATCGGTATACATTTTTTGAGTATACGGATCACTAATATCAGACTCACTGAAAACAATCTGGGGTGAAATATAACTTTGTGTTTCGTCATTAAACTGAGCTGGAATATCAAAATCAGTGGTGGTAGATTGATAAACCACATTTCCAGAATACTTGAACTCAAAGTCTTTGATAACACAGTGGTATGGTTTAACTTCGTTGATATAACCTTCTAAGAAAGTTTGGTTATCTTTCTGATACTTTGGAAGTTTTTCCAAAGAACCAGCAGAATATACCACATCGATTAAACTTGTCTTGAATAACCAAGGAATGTAGTTTCCTAGTTCTTTGGCTTCACTGTTTGCATAATTGAATATAACTTGAAGTAGATTATTTCTTTCAAATTCAAGATCATCTGTCAGAATTTCTTCAATAAGACTTCGGACAATATATCGAGTTTCTTCCCCAGGGAATGAGTCAAATGCATCACCAAACACATCAGAGCCATACCCAGATTTTGAATATAGTGATTCATTGATTTTGAATGTTCCGTTTGTTAGACCAATTCTCTCCCACGAATCATTTTCGTACAACCAATACTCGGATTGCCCTTCACTGTTTTGTAATACCTTGGCAATCATTCCATCAAACTTGTTTTTAACCTTTGCTAGATTTTCAAACCGTTTAACTTGAACATTGGTTTTGGTAGTTTGTGAATAACCAGTTTGCCACCAATCAGTATATGTCCAATAATCTGTAGTATTGAATGAAACTGAAGCATCGCCTGTATCATCATTGGTGATTGTTTCACCTTGTTTGAATAACAATGTTGGGTTTCTTGTTTCAACCAATGGATATTGTACCATTACGTTGTTTGCAAATTCAATGATGTTTGCAAGTGCTGCATTGCGATCAATGAACATGCTTTGACGTGGGCGGAAACTTACCCCATATTGTTGCTTGCGTGGCAAATATGAGTCTGGGACTAGATTTCCAACGGAGTCAATACCACTGATACTGTCAATGAATTTCAGATATAACCCTGAAAGAGTTTCCGACACTTTAGCTGGAATTCCATCAAAGAACTCTGACATAGAGTCATCATTTGAAGTCTTGATGATTTTGTATTCATCAAACTTCTGAGAATCAGTGTTTGACTTGAAATTAACTCTTATGGTTACTGAATCAGTATTGAATAATCCCGCCAAGTTATACACTGCAAAAGAATGTTCATTCAAGAAAGCAATGAATGGAATACCTGACTTAACAGGATTAGAAATATACTCAGAAACAACAGAATCACTCAGGGAATGGTTAAAATCAATTGAGTTATTATTTTCAACCCAGAAGTAATAATACTGTGTAGAGTTGCCCACTTTGTTACCAATAACGTAATTGGATGCAGGTTTACCTTGTCCAACATATTGATCGGGTGGAGTTAAACTCTTAACCCAAGTTGAAACCTTTACGTTTGAATTGGGAACCGTGGTGCCCCATTGTTCACTTGCAAATTTCAAATCGGGCGAATAGTAATTGACATAACGGAGTTTCGACGTATCAACCCATATTTGACCAACTTGGTTATCGCCCCAGATAATGCTTGAATTATCATAACCAGCGGGATCAAAGTCGCACATATAATCAATGTTAGACTTTACTTGACTTAATAACAGCCCTGCCACTGGATCAAAAACATCAAGTTCAGTAATAACTTCAGAGGTTTCTGGGTTTACTAATTCCACGCTACTGATATTTGAGTAATCAATTTGCTTGGTTTCTTGTTGAATTGTAGTCCAACCTGTCAAACCTTCTGACTTGAATTGACATAGTAAACCATTTCCGTTTGATGTAGAAACATTCTTAACACCGACTAGAATTTGATCTTTGGTTGCACTTGACGTATTCCCAAATTTTGAATCTGATTTAGTGATACTAGAATCGTACAGTGCTTGAGAAAACTGATACCAATCCGAATCTACTTTGTCATAAACAAATACTTGTCCAATGTTCTTTACTTGGTCAATGAATGTGGTTGCATTTTGATCAAATACACAGTCGTTGAATTCAAGATCATCGACCCAATCAAATTCAACTGGTTTTAATGCGGTTGAATTGGGGGCAGATACCACAATAGAATTCCCAACATCAATGATATTAAAACCAAACCCTGTATCAAGATCGTATGGGATAGGGTTCTTTAGAGTTTGATACAATTGATATTGGTCATACTCAAGATATTTGTCTTCCACATTGGCAGCAAACATTTTAACACTTAGGGTTGAACCAGAACTTGAAATGGTTACTGTGCTTGAATCTTTGACCAAAGCTGTAATGTGTTGAATATATGCTTGGTTAATCAGTAAAGCTAGTTGCGCAGCAGACACGTTTGATGGCACCTGAACCACAACATTGTTGATTACAACATTGAAAGCGTCATTTCCAGAGACGATAACAACATCCAAAATTTTGTTTGTTCGTGCCACGTCAATGTAGCGTTGAACTTCACCTGAAGTAGTGGCGTCAATTGGCTTTCCAGGTGCTCCAATAAACAAATCAGTAGAAGCAGCACCTAAACAAACACTTTGACCAAAACGCTGGCCCACTGTGCTTTCATTCGTTGAAACAATGGTTTGCGCAAGACTAATCTTCCCACCAATCACTTCAATTTGATCACCAACCACGGTATTTTCAACAACTAATTGATCAGAAGAAATAATTGAAAACTGTGATTTTTTCAGTTCAACGCCATTCAAATATACAAGTGGAATTGCACTAGGAGTCCAACCAATACTAGCTTGGAATTTACCCGATGATTTCACATTGAATAGGCGACGGATATTAGAATAGACAAATACCTTACCAACATTTGAATGGAATGAATCTTGATCCCATTTACTTGCGCCAACGATAATGTCTTCACCGTTGTTTGAAATATCCACTACTTCACCAAAACCTTGAATGGTATTGGAAATTGTAGATTGAATAGTGTAGTCAGTCTCTGCAACATAGATTTCACCAAGGTTGACAAAATCTCGTTCTAATTGGTCAAGCAATCTAACAGTGGTAACTCCACTAGCAAATGAACTTGAAACCACTGGATAAGTTTTTGAACCTTCGTCTGCTGAGAAAGAAACCAATACCCCAGCGTTAATTTGCGACGTTACATCACCCACTAACTTCAGTTGTTTGTTTCCAGGTTTAGGAGAAACACTGAAAGAGGTCGAAACTAGAGATCGGGTGAAGTCTTGATACTTGCTCAGAACAACAACTTTACCTTCAGCTTCACATCCAATCACTAACCATTTCTCATCATCGGAAATTGCAATCGATGATGGGGTGTATGTTAATTGAATGGTTTGGGTTTTTTCAGGAATTACAATTTGTGCGCTTGGGTGAATATGATAGACATAAACCCGTTTGTTTGTTGGATCGGTGACAAATAGTGTTCCAGATTCAGTGATTAATAGATTTGATCCGAATGAATTAACTAATCCCGTTAACTTTGAAACATACAACCCGTTTGCAGTATAACGATATACTTGACCGAGCGAAACATCACTTACGAAAATAGAAGTAGAATTATGGGTTACTGCACTTGCAAAGTTTTCAGAGTTCTTAACAGTTGGAACATAAGAAACATTCTCAGTATCATAACGGTTTTGTTTTTCTACTACTTTCTGTGGTTCACCGAACCTATCAATCCAGATTCTTGCTTTTTGTAAGAAGTTCGGATTAAGTGTCAAGTCTTTAACTTGTGATGTGTACTTCACCGATTCAAGTTTCATACACACAAGATTCAAGTTTTGAACTGTGGTATTAGAACTAATTGGTTTAAGAGCCTTTAGTTTTACTTGAAGTCCAGAAGTGCGAACAACTTGAAACACATTAGAAGTAACTTCAGGGATATTTGCATCCTGTGTAACATCTGCCAATAATACAAAATCACCTTTACTAAGGGTTGACTGATATGAAACATTAAACAGAATGGTTACTTCGTTGGTTGCCTTGTTGGCGCTCAACTGGTTAACTGCAATATCACCTTCAATATCTTGATTGACGTTTGAAATTGCAACAGGAACAAATACATCCCATTCTTGTGCTGCATCAAAACGCTGTGCAACCCAGATGTATTCATATTGGTAAACTTTCGACCAATCAAAATTATCAGTCAACGAGTATAGTTTATGAGCAATACTATCAAAATCAGTAACAAGTCCAGAGTGTTTTAACACTTCTGTTTTTGTTTCTTTTGTCTTGAATTGATTTGGTGAAGTAATCAGTAAATCTCGACAGTTGATATTCAAGTCAGCCGCATCTTCTGGAAACTTGTTGAACAAACTAACAACAATGGGTGAATGAGTGAACAATGATTTGTCAAGACTGAATTCTAATTCAGAAACTTGATCACATGCTCCAAACTCGGCTTGTTTAATAGCCCAATTTTCATTCATGCTGTAATCAATTTGACCCCGTAGAAGTTTTGTATTCTTGAACAGATCAATCGCATTTGATGTGCCTTTTGATGCAATCATATTCTTGAAAACATTAACTTGAGTAATATCGTCAAGATCGGCACTTGCCATATAATCACGCGGAACATAACCAATCAAATTGAAGGCTAGTTTGTCACTGGAGTTTTCTAGGTTGGTTCGATCAGAATCATAATACCGTAAACTTTCAATTGATCGAGTGGTAGAGTTTGCTAGCAGTCCTTTCTGAATATCACCGTACTCTGTGCGAGTCCATTTTCTAAAATCAAACTCAGATGATGGATAGATGATTTCATTAGCAGTCCAATAGTTTGATTGGTACTTAACAATCGACCCAGCACCATACTGAACATTTTGATCCCATTCAGAAACATTATCTTGATTCAAAATGAACCCAGATGTATCTAACCAACCACTCCATTCTGCTGTTTTGGTGATCGAAGCAATCAGTTTTTGTTGTCTTACACCATTTTCATTTTTATTGATTATGTCGCCAAAATCTGTTTCATTGTCAAAAACAACCGCATGTTCAATAGAACTCAGTTCAAATTTGGCAAAAGAAATAACGTCAGTTGGGTTTAGTGGTTCAACTTGGAATTTGTGATTATCACGATGGACACACAAATCTTTAACGGCAATCGGCAATGCATTTTGATTCAATACAAAATTCTTGCCAATAATTTGCATGGGTTGAACAATCAATGATGGATGTTCAATCGTGAATCTATTAGCACATGGATTTAATTGAATAACTGCGCCAGATGCCCAATTAGTTTGTGACCAAATCATGAATTCATTGATCATGGTTTTCCAGGTAATCTGGTTTCCATTTTCAATAGAATCAAAAACAACCCCACTTGCTTCTAATAATCGACCATAGTTGATTAGGAATTCACACACTGATTCAACCGAACCGAACTCAGTTCCGTAAGCAATGCTTTGGATTTTATCAGTGGTGAAATTCTGTGAGATTTTAATGGTTTGATCATTATTGGTTATGAACTCGTAGAATCCATTATCAAACCCTGTTGCAGTTTTGAAACTTGCTTCATACTGGCTATTTCCCCAAACTTTGAAACCTGAAGCAGTGCGTTGAACAATCACTGAGCTATAAGTTATGGTTTGTTGAACTGGATTGTTATAGAGAATCAAAGAATAGTTTTCATCTGGAATTAACAACGATGAGCCACTATTATTCAAGCTAGATTTCTCTACCCAAAATTTCAGCATTGATTTATCGCTGAACCCTGCCAGTTTGTGGCTTAACCGAACATCCAAATTGTCAACAATATCTTTGAATGTAGTGGTTGTGTCAATGCCGTATTGTTTTGCATAATCAATTAACCAACAAATAAACCCACGTTGAGGTTCACCAGTTGCACCATATTTGATGGTTTGTTGGTTTGACAATTCACGAAGTTGTGAGTGTGAGAAAACCCATTGCCCAACTTCAACTGAATCAAAGTGATAGGCGTCAACATCAAACGCATACGCAAAGAACTTGGCTGGACGAAGTTTAACCATGATTTTTGCAAGGTCAAACTTGAAGCTAGAACTATTCAGATATGCATATTCTGCTGGCCCAAAATCACCAATTTCCCATTGTTTCTGAGTTTTGTTAATGTCATACCGCATAATGACGCATTCAATAGGACTCAGTAATGCACCTGTATTAGAAACAGGAATAATAGAACTTAATCCAGGGCGTGCATAGATTGTGCGAGTTGTAGGAGAACCATTGTTGTAATCATACCCATTTTCCAAATCAGTCCAAAGTAGATCATTGGTGCGAGTATATGGCGCAACACCATAACGCTCATCAAACCACGTAGGTTTGTCAAGATAACCTAACATTCTCCAAGGAGTTTCTGCTGGGTTAATACAGTCGTAATACCAAAGATAGATTCCTTTCCAGTTACCTTGGTTAATGGTGTTTCCAAACTTGTCAACACTGTTTCTATAATTCCAAGTAAACGGATTGGTTTTGCTGTAGTATTGTGTTTGAAAATCAATACGATACTTGCCAGCCCAATTTACAAAATGGTTTTTATATTCTTGGAAAAAGGTTTGACGAATTGAATCATTCGTTCTGAAATATCCTGGCATGAGTTCGCTAAGTTTTGACAATACTGGTGTTTTTGTAGTTTGAATTTGATTGAATACTCGTTTTTCAAACTCAAATAAACATTCATCACGAATGTCGGTAAACTCACCATCGATAACATCGCCGTACAGTCTTGATTTTGAACCATCGTGGCCTACCATAACCCAAGTTGGAACAAGATAGGTTGAATCTTGGAATACTTGTGGCTTAAAGTGTTCAACGATACCAATTTTACTTGGAGTCATTGGAACATAGTTTGCATAAACCTTTGAATACTCATTCACTTCAATCACGTCACCCTCTAGTAACTGTTTCGTGATAGTTACAATGGCGGATGCAGGGCTGGTGATATATTCATGGTCTTTTAGTAGTAGAGTTTTCTCGATGATTCCAGTTTCAGTATTTTCACGATACAAATAAACCAAAACACCTGAATAAGTTTCTCCACTTGAATAACTTACCACTGACTGTAATGGATATTCCACATTGGTTACTTCAGCATTTACTTGATACTGATTTGAAACCACTGGCGTATCACATGCCATCATACTTGACCAAAAGAAAGGACTAGAATCAGATTTAACAGAAGTAATTTGACTGAAAATTAGATCAAGTTTTTCATCGGTGTGGGTGGTATTAGAGAAGTCGGAACGGGTTGCAAGGTCGGCAATAATGGCTTTAATCTTTTCATATTCGACCGAAGAATGTTCAATAGAATCGATGATATTGACTGGAGATGCACGCAAGAATGCACCAGTATTAACCAACGATGCAGCGTGTTGAATGAATTTTGAACCATACTTCGTTAGATCACCTTTGTTCACAAAATCATTTGAACCAAATACTGAACCAGTTAGCTTCGCATTTTCAAAAATGGTCTGATAATGCCCCTTCATATCACTCATTGTCAACTCAGAAGGCGCGACATTGAATGCGTTGGTTGAAAGGTTTGATGGGACTTCGTAATAGCTTGATTTTGACTTAGTGGAAGAAATAAACTTAACCTGAATTAAATCACCCTTTACCAACGGATAGGTTATCGTGGTTCGTTTCTTAGCAGCATTTCTAGTAATGGTATATGAATCTGGTGAAACAAATTCTCCATTCAAGAACAGTTTACACACAGGCCAACCAGAAGCTTCACTTGAAAACACTGCATCAATGTCAAAACTTGCGGTTTTCTTTAGGACAGTTTTCTCAAATACTTGATATTGGATGGTATCAGCAAAACCATAGCGCCAACCATTATGACGCATTTTGTTTATAATAACGTAACCTTGACGAACTTGAGTTTCGACTGAATCCAATGAGTCGGAGGGTGTGAAGGTGAATGAGTCACTGTTAAAGGTTGCATTGAAGCAAATTTCACCAATCCCCATAATTTCATTGTATTTTAATGGGAATCCTAGTTCAACGTCATTCAAGTTTGATGAGTCGGTGGCGAACTCAAATAAAGTACAACCACGGAAATTATTAGCAGGATAGTAACTGCTATTAGAAAAACTAATTTTATTGGCGTCAACAACATCAAACAGCGGTGGCTGATTTACGGTGGTTTTTGTTTGAGAATTTTGCCAACCATATTGCGATGAATAATAGAAACTTTGTTTCTGTGCAAGTTCACCAAATTTCACCATAAACCCATCACCAGAAACAATTGGAGTAAATGGCTGACTAACAGTAATAACTCGTTGCCCTGATTGTGTGGTTTGACTGAAATTTACTTGAAATACTGACAAACGATCAGAGCTGTTAGTGTCAATAGAAGAAATAATTGAACAGCCATTGAATACCGAATTATCAGCAGCAAATGGAGTTGAATCATTAACGTCAATATAACATCCTAGAGAGCCATTGAGGTCGGTTTGAAGTGCTAGATTTGCTCCAAGTACAAATGTACCAACTTGGGCAAACAACGTGGTCAATGGCGTGGTTGCATCCACCATTTCAACAACAATACTAGAATCAATATGTTTAATGGTTACACGATTGTTTATGGTATCTACCGAATTCACCAAATATGGAGTATCAGCTAGTATCGTAGTCCCCGAAGTATCTCCACCAAATTGAATAACATCATCAACCAAAATACCAGACACTGAATTCAAGCGAATTGAATCATCACTTGCGCGAGTGCTAATAACATCAAGTGTTTTGACATTGATAACGATTTTGGTGTCAGATTTAATGAAATAGTCTACGGGTTCACGTCCAACTACTCCATGATCGTAAAGATTGATATTTGCCTTGAATTCAATAATTGGACGTGTGGCACGATTAGACAAATCATAGAGAGTTTCTAGTGAAACTTTGCTAGACGTAGCTTTATAGGTTTCTTCTAACACGGAACGATGAAACCAACGATTTGACCGTGACCATGCATTTAAGTCATCACTTGCACGATTGATCGTGATGTAATCTTTATCAACAGGTAGAGTTAATGCGCCGTCATAAGGGCTATTATCGTAATACTCAGCATCAAAACCAGTTTGTTTTGTTTTAGAAAATGCTTCGTATACAACAAGGTTATTTTCACCAACTAAAGTAATCGAATCGCCAACCCCTTCGACATAATAGTTTTGAGTCTTGTATTCAACAGGTGTCACATTTCCAGTGAAATATACCTTCAACCCATTAACAAACTTTACTCCATTTTTACTGGTGTATTGTTTTTGTCCAATAATGGATGATTCAACATCAATTACATCACTTGCACTATCAGAAACGACACTTAGTTTGATTACACAGTTTTCGTTTTGTGCATCACGAATATACAGCGTGTCTAATGGTGCGCTGATATATGGAACCAATGTCACGATGCCAGTGGTATTCCTGAAGAAATGTTTCCCGTGATATTGTTCACCTGACAAAACAGTAATTCGTTTATTAACTGGAATGGTTGAACCATACTGTGACAAATTGATAACAGGATTATCATCGTCCCCACTGAATGAAATTTGATATAGTTTGGTTTGAATAGGCTCTGCCGAATTGTAAATCAGAATGGTTTTACCATCACATAGAACAGCATTAACTCCATCAATGGTTTTTACTGACAGAGTAGTTCTATTATGCAATTCAGCAAAAGTGCCAGTCCAAACTAGATCACATTCATAGGTGCCTGTTTTGTCATAGTTGTTTTGTTCGTCTGCAAATGGAACATTGAATGTAATAGTGCCTGACGTAATCCCATTGCTTGAAACACCAAATACTTCACGGGTGTTTACGTTAGGGCGGGATTCATCGTATCCATCGAAGGTGTTTGCGCCTTGAATCCATGTACCGCCACTGTCTTGAACTTTGATGGTGTATTGTCCACCCCGTACAACTGGAAATGATGCATTACGATCTGACTGTTGTTCATTATCAATTGAAACAATGTAACCCGTTGCAGTGGGCTTGAGTACAATTTCACTCACTGCACTCAATTCAGAGGAACTGATCTCAACTGCTTCGGGGCCATTAGGAAGCCAATAATAGCTTGAAAAGTTGACGATTTTATCAATGTCAACAAAAGGCTCCCATGCATAGAATGGTTGCGAAAATAGTGCTGATTCATTGATATCAGAATCATCTTCAAACCCCAATGAATTCAGCATCCCAGGGTATTGAATAAAGTCTTTTGTAATTTTAGTGTCTGGTTTCTGAACACAAACTGCTGGTGTTAATTGGTAGTTTTTTCGTTGGTCTGAAATTTCAGAAACAAAATTGTCAGACGAAACAGTGCCTCTCGCATACTTCGCACCAATATACCCATATTGCTTTGAAAGATTAGGAGAGGAAAACAGTTGGTCAATTGTTGCTGACAAAAACTGACGGTTAGGTTCAGTCTTAAAAATGTCAGGCAGAAAATCAAATGCTTTTTTCGTGGTTGTCATATTTTGTTTCTTACATTGTGTTTGTTATGTTATTATTTAGGAATCAAATTCAGGTATTTTTGAAGTCTGAGGGTGATAATGTGTCAACAATATCAATATCAGTAACTTGTGCTGCACTCATGAATATCTCAAATGGCATGGCTCTGATTTCATACAACTCACCAAATCGTTTATTATTTTGAATTGGGACAATAATAGCCGAACTAATCATGGTTGAAAGTTTGGTATGCAAGTATGCGCTCAATTCCGAGAAGTAAAACGTTTGTCCAAAATCCCATTTTTCAATTGAAAAGAACTCATCAATGACTGCAATAACTGCTGACTTTATCTCGCTGTCACTTGCAGTTGACGATTTTAGTTTTGTTACTTTAATCTTTGCTTGAAGGTTTGCTGAGGCTTTTGTTCCAAATAATGGCTTGAACTTTACCGAGTTCAGAATCAGTTCATCACTAGAAGTTTTATATGTGTTCAATTTAGAAAACTCTGTCATTAACTGATAGGTAGATGGTTGTGACGGTTCAGCCACTTTGCCAGTTTGATCACGCAACCAGTTTTTGTAATTTTGATAGTAAGTTTTCAGAACAATATAAACATCAATGATATTAGATGTTGTTGGGTTTACTCTGACATTTTGATTTGCATAATGCTGATACTGAAATGAGAGAGGTTGGCGACCAATTCTTACACTGTAATCGGTAGTTTCAGAAACTACAAGTGAGGTAGAAACTGTAGTATCTTGTTCAGCAACATAAAACTTATTTTCTTTGGTTGCATAGTAAATTTGATTTGGTGGATAATCATACTTACTTCGCTCGATTTGGATCAAAGTTGCAAACTCTGAAACTACTTCAGCAGTTGCAATCATTTGGGTTCTCGTTAATAACTGCGGATCAGTTGAAGTTTTCAAGAATACCCATTTCTTTGAAGGAATACCAATCAATTTTGAAAAGAAATCTGGGTCAGTTGTAAACTGCTTATTCTTTGGGTTGATTGCAGAAACTTCAATTTGAAAATCATTGGTGTATCCATCAGTTTCAATAGTTTGCCCGACACAAGTTAAAACAATATCTTGGTTCAATGATGCGGTCGGAATATCTGGATCGAGGTTTGTTCGTAAAACCTTAATATAATCATTGAGAATTTGTCCAGTATTTCTGTCATAAACAATTTGGTCATTGTTGAACGTAAATCTGGTTTCATTAACACTAGAAAACACATACTTTAATGATCTATATTCAACCAAATAACTCCCAGAAGATTGACACGTAAACTTGAAGAACCAGTCGGTGGATGACGTTGCCACTACTCGCCAGCGTTCTAAACTCAGTGCCAGTGAGTTATTAAACTTCAGTGCAAAGTCACGTTGCAAATTCATTCGTGAAATGATATTTTGAATCAACGAAGTCCCGACGGTGTTGTCAAAACTAGGGATGACTTGGGCAACAATGGCACCACTTGGCACATAATCAGAAAGAGTAATCGGCCCTTCACCAGTTGATAATAATCCCTGACCATTGTTGTATCCATCTTCAACTACATTAGTAACAGTTGTCCAATAATACAACTTGCCATTTTTGGTATTTGTAATGGTTCCTTGTTGTAACCGATTGGTATCAACATCAAAATAATATCCTTCAGGTGCAACTATTTTAATCAGTGCATTTTGACCAATGTATTTCAAGTTGTTGTCTGAATAATTGCCCACGGCCAATGGATTTTTGATAAGATTTTCGTCTGAGCCAATATAATCAAACAGATAACCAGTTGTAAAGTAATTTGACTGTACTGATCCAGTTTTCCAGTAGATTTTGTTATCAGTGTCAGAACCTTCGGTTAGTGATAGGTCATACCGTGCGGCATTCGCTTGATACCATTGAATGGTTTTAGGTGTTGCCAATAATTTCTTCAAATCTTCCGTAAAGAATTTTGCAAGATCGGTTACATCAGAAAATGTGACATTTAAGGTTTCTGTGTCATCTAACTTAAAGATTCCACCGTCAGTTGCAAACAAAGTATGATTTGAGTATTTGCCAGTTGGATCAAGCAAATCTTTTGATCTTGAGACACCAATAGATGCGCGGTTAATGGCTTTTGTCTTCAGAATTGAGTTGTATTGTGTGAATGGTAACAAGTTGTAATCTTCACCATTCACCATTCGATTTTGTGAATAGAATTGTGTTGGTGCTCGTTGTTTGATGTCATCAATTGATTCTGCTGGCAATGCATTGCTTACTGGCAATTGTAGACTAAGTTGTAGGGTTAATTTTTGCTGAACATCGTTTGCATCGATATAATCGAAAGAAACTTGCACACCTTGAATTTCATTGATAGCAATTTGGTAACTGTTGCCATTTGAAACACGGTATGCTACACGAAACTTCCCTGAAGGTAGATCACTGAATACCCCATCACCAAACCTCAAACTTATTTGGTCATTAGCTCTAGATTTTACACTGAATAGAGTTCGGGTGGTTGAACCTTGGTTTGCAGAGTAAACATTATCCACCTTTGTCCATTCTTGTAACGAACTTGAATCAATGGGATCAATTTGAAACAACCAAACGTCAGAATCATTGATATTGTTTTGGTTAATATCAATCAATTGGTTTTGGGTTTGCTCAGTTATTGAAAAATCTTTTGTGAATAATTGCCCCTGTTTGAAGTAAACAAAGAAACCAGTGTTTGCACTTGCATATCCTAACTTGTCATTTCGGTACAAGATATTAAAAGTTGAACTTGGTTTTGGGTTTACTTCTTGAAGGTTATCAGAGTTTACGCTTGAAACAGATACCAATTCAAATCGTTGTTTTACTCCCTGAACTTTCGATTCAAACGCTTTGATCGGAAGTGTGGTGGCTGGAAGTTGGATGGCATATTCATCGGTCTTGATGTTAAGAATAGTTTTTGAATTTCCTGGTTTACCAAACTTCTGACTAGAAACAAGTGAAGCATTCACGATTGAACAAAATTGTTCAAACCAGTTTTGGTTGGCTGGATCATTCCAAATGATGGTTTGACCATTTAGATTATACCCATTCAAATCAAACACGTCTTCGGTTGTGCGAATACTTGAAATTTTAAGAACACCTTGCGCACATTGGTTTCGTTTTGGAGTGTAATTAACCAATGACGCCAATTTGATTACACTGTCTCTCTTTTCTGCAAGTTCAATGAAGTTCTCGCGGGTGTTTAGATCATGACGGAAAGCCAATGATTGGCCCATGAATGCAATGACATTAAGCAATGCCATGTATTCTGACCCTTGAGTGTAATCATTGAAATTTTCAGGGTAGTATGTTTTTAGATATTCAATAAAGCTCTTTTTAAGGGTTTCTGCATCATATGATGAGAAATCAGCTTGACTGAAAGTTTTATAGATTTTTTGCCAATCATTTGTACCAAATACATTGGCGTTAGGAGTGGTTGCCATTTAATTATTGTCCTATGGTGGTAACGGTTGCTGTATTGATTCTTGAATCAAATAGCACTGAAAAATTAACCACTTTGTTTGTTGGTTTTACTGCGACTTCAATATCCACATAAACGGTGTGTTCAGATGAAAACAGTTTAATGGTTCCAATCGTTATCCGAGTGTCTTGAGACAGAATTCTTCGTATTTCATTATCAATCTTTAATCTAGTTTCTTCAGTATTCGGGTCAAAGATATAATCCCATATTGAAGTTCCGATTGTGGGATCACCTGGAATAACTCCGATAGGTATGTTTAATTGGTTGATGACATCTTCAACGATTAGATTCACGTCAGTTAATGTGAATCCTAACTTATTAAGTTTACTGCATCGTGTCTTTGAAGAAAAACCAATATGAATGGGTTTTTGTGGTTTCATTGTAATGGTGGAATTCTTGAATCACCTGCGGCACTTAAAAGTGCGGTGGATTGTTGTACTTGTTTGTTTAATCCTGGCATGTTTATTTCTGGAGGATTGGCAAGAACACTGGCAGCTTGGGATGCGATGGCACTTGCTTTATTTTGAATATCTGAAAACTGACCCATGATCTGCGCTTGTTTAGCAGATGCTTGTCCTTCAAGTGATGCGATTTTGTCCGATGCCAGTGATTCAAGTTTTTCAGTGGTTGGCATGAATTTTGAAGGATTGTCGAGTGCTTCTTTCAAAGTGTCGAGTGAACCTGTGGGAAGTGCTTTTCTTGCTTCAGCCGTTAAACTATCTTGTGCAAGTTGAGTCAAATCTTGTGGATTTTTTAATCCTGCTATTAGATTGTCTGGAATTCTTGCAAGTGCTGCGTTGATTTCAGCTTGAATATCAGGTAAGCCCAGGTTTTCAAGATTGATACCATTTTTTGCAATTGACATAACTTGATCCAATCGTTCCCCTGTAATTGATTGGATTCTGGTTAATGATTGAATTCCATTTGCAGCAAATTTAGAAGCAAGGGTCGCAGCAGATACCCCAGCGGCCATTACACCTAAAATAACTGGTGCTGATTTAATACTTGCAGTTGTAGTTTGTTTTGATAATGGGGAAGTGCTAGCTTGTATTACTTCTGCACTCTTAGAAACTGTTTCCGTTAAAGCGTGTTTTTGTGAATTGTTAGAAGCAGTGAATGTTTTTACGTTTCCTGATTTCCACACATGATCTGGACATGCCTTAGAAAGTGGTAAACCTTTCTTTAAGTTTCTTTCAACTTGTTTGTCCATCCCTGGCTTCAGTCCATTTTTAACCTCAGTCAATTGTTCAGGCGTTAATCCGTATTTTCCAATGGTTGCAAGTTTCTTACCTTTACCCGTTGTTAATACTCCACCCGATTTGAAACCGTTTGTTCGGATTGCCGTATTAGCGTGAAGTATTTTTTGATGTTGCGCCATGATGCACTTTGCAGATATAGAAGTTAACCCAGAAGAAACAGGTTGTTCTATATCGGTGTTAATCATGTGATGTAGTTTAATGGGTTTCATTCTAAGCTGTTGTTTAATTCTTGAATCTCAAATGGTACTTCAGGGATCATCTGTGACGTACTAACATCGGGTTCAGATTGTGCGCCTTTTCCTGCCATTGTCCACGGCAGATGACTTGGTGATCGTGACCCAAAACCTTCGGCAATGCCATGAGCCTCGACAAAACCTTTCTTGGAGTCAAACGATGAATCTGGGTGAACTGTCATTTTAAGTTCAGAGACAGTAGGGGGTTGCGCTGGTTTAATTGTATTCATCATAATCTTTGAGCCATTCAGGTAGAAATTAGCACTTGATGCAAATGATCCCATTCCACTTGAATAGAAATTAACCTCAGAACAACGTGCAGTAAATTTGCCGACAGTATGAACATTGAAATCCCCATTACTTCTTAGTTTTAGGTTATCAGTTTGGATCGCAGTATTCTTTGAAGTTATTTGTAATCCTTCACCAGCATCGATATTGATATTCTTATCTGCCCTAAGATTCAAATCACCTTTAACTCTGACGTTGAAACTATCTTCACCAAACAGATCAATTGATCCTTGGCTTCCTAATTCAGCCCACGATTTACCATTTGCATGTGCAATGAGGATGAATCCTTCAGCGTCATTAAGCATAATTTGATGGCCGATTGCAGTTCTTAATCGAATTAAATTATCTTTGC